TATTTTAACCACGAACTGCCAGAATTATCTGAATAATATTGATATAATACTCCAAGATTATCCGTAAAACATATCCACCAGCGACCAGACGGGTCAACATCAAACGAAAATTCACTTTCTGTAAGCATATCGCAAACAACAACTGGCGAGCCATCCCATCCTGCTCCATTATCGAAAAACGTCACATCAATAGAGCATGTGATACAGTTAGTGTCGCTTATAAAATGAGTATCATCCCAATACGCAATCGCTACTTGTCCGAATTGTGTAAAAACTTCACGGGTTGTTGCCATTAATGGAACCCTCCTTGAACATCACAAATAGCTAACCTCCATGATGCTCCTTCATTATCACTTATATAATGCGATGGAGTTAACCCGTCAATATTAACAACCAGTGATCCATTCACTTGTATAGTAATTTGTAATCCAGTCGCATAAATTGTTGCTTTTATTAAAGTTAACGACCCGATTAATATTGTATTATTTACATACAGCCCATGGTAAACTCCGGTTGACGTTACTTTAACGATATGCCTAAATCCAAATCTATCAAGAGCGCTATCTAAAGCATTCCCCATTCCATTCGGAGGGAGAGGAAGAGGAATAAAAGTAAACGTTTCAGTAACAGGGCGACTAAAATTAATAAGCCCTTGATATAATATTCCACTTGATAAAGCAGACACCGCGGCAATAGTTACAGGGCCGATATTATCAGCTACTAAAATTGAAGGATTCACTCCTCCTCCGAACGGCGGTGGATTTTGCCGCGGACCAGAGGAATAAGGAATAGTAGTCCCAACTGGAATAACTCCAGTATTCTCACTATCAAGAGGAGCATATGGAATGTATCCTTGATAATTAGAAGTAAGAGCAACCATCGCCCATATCCAACGAGTAGCATAATAATCAAGAATGGTTACATCAAAAGTATCAATTAAATTAAAATTTACATACCCGGAAGTACTCTGAAATACTTCTCCACTTGCAGGTACAATTGAAGGATTATGTGGCGTTCCTAAAGTGACATGCCATATATTGCACCCAGTAAACGGAATAACGATGGGAGTAGCATCGGCGAATGAAATTGCAAAAGTATATAAGGTAATATAATTACCTAAAAAATGGTCTATTTGTTCATTGTCCACTGTTGATGGAATTAGATATTGTATAAAACTCCATACATCCGCCGTACTCCCAGGAATAGGGCTATACTGAACATTCGCATAGCGGACAGGATAAACGAATGGAGCATACGGGGAAGGGACTGCTTGTTCGGGGAAAGGGATTAATGTTGCTGGTGAATCGTCTATCGCTGTAAATTTGATATCATCAACTGGAGGAGGGGTTCCTTGTAATTCCTTACAATTGTTATAATAACTTGTGCCTTCTCCTGGTCCTGAAGCAAAATTATATGGTAAAGTTATTATATCATCAGGTAATGTAGAAATATTTCCTGAAGACCAGGTCGGAGGAATGTTAAGAGACGAAAATAAAGGTTGCGTACCTCCGCTTGGAGTATATGGATCATCAAGTGAAATTACCGAATAGACAGGAGCGACAGGATTAGGATATTGATTGCGATTAAACCAGAACCCTGGTATAAAATATATGGAATTAAAACTTGGGGAGTAGTAAATATTCGTAGGTGGCACCCATATATTCATATCCCTAATAAAATCTTGTGGATTAGGAAAAGATAAAGATGCGATAGGCGAATAATAACAATCACTTACTTGATAAATACCTGGTATTGTACCATTAACAACAGTTTGCTGAACGTATGCTTGGAATGTAGCAAAGCTTACATTGCCAAGGATAACCCCTAATAATGATTGTGTATTGCCGTTTACAATAATGTTAGGATGATATATATTTGCTACAGGAGTGTTTTCCGGATAAACAAAACTTAATGTCCTAAAATCAGCAATAGTCATAGCAATATATCCTGCAACCGATCTTATAGTGGGCAAATAAATAATAGACGGAGTCTTTATTTGCCCATTGAATGGACCGCCTATGTATACAGCTTCAGCCCAAGCAGTATCAAAATCAGTTTCAGTAACATTTAAATCAACTATATCAACAGTACATCCATATCCAGCCTGCACCGAAAGGATGTTGACTGTCAACCCAGATCCCATGCCAGTTGTTCCTGTAATATCTATTGTTAATCCGCCTGCTGTTACCGGTTCCCAATAATTCCCTACTCCTACGGCGTAAACTGTTACTCCGGTTATAGTATTATATAATTTCCCCCCATTAGTTATTGCTATCGCAGTCGGGATCGATGCAGTAGTAACTGAAATAGTGTGAACCCGTAAGTTTACTCCACTTCCCGTAACCGCAGTTGTAAGATATTCTGTATTTAGAATACTTGTCCCTAAATTTTGTAAACTTATCGCAATTGGAACACCAGTATATGATCTATAATTACCCATCGCATCAGGGAAAATTCCAGAAGTAACAGCAGTTACTGTACCAGTCAACCCTACTGATGTTGTGAATGTGTCGCCTATATTATATCCATGGCCATATCTTCCTTGTCCTATAGTAATTATTAATCCAGTATATGGAATATCTAGCGTGACAGTTCTACTATTTATAACGCGCCCAGTTGCAAGTCCATTACCGCCACTGATTGTAAAACTGTCACCATTAAACCCCGTACCAGCATCCGCAATTGAAATTGTTGTTATTATTCCCCCAGAAGTCGCTACAGTTTCTACTCCATTTTCTATATTATAATCTGTTCCAGGAGTATCTAATACTAAGATAGGGGTATGCGATAACCGACTACCTGAACTAATATACAATCCTTGACCACTTCCGCTAGTTGTTGTAACGAATTTCCCAGAAGCAGACATTCCATGTTGAGGGTCAATACTTAAAACTACTCCATTAACCCATCCTGCTGCGATCCATATTCCACCTTCAAGTCGTGCAGGAAACCATAAATTATTTGTCTCGAGTACTGTTCCAGTTGCTCCATTAACTGTAGTGAAGGTGTCTGCTACCGCATAGCCATGTCCCAAGGCTTCAATGCCATTAAGTGAATTTCCACTCCATGGATAAGCATAATATTGTAAAGTATTAAGCACGGTATAATATTGACTACCACCCCAAAATTCTCCAGGGGACCCAGTGAGCAAAAGACCGGTCCCATTACCATTAGTTGTAGTCGGAATATTTGCTCCTAGTTCAACATAATAACCATGAGGTGGTTTATTTGTTAAATCAAAATTCCATACTACTCCAGATATAATTTGATCCCCAATATTTATATCTCGAACGGCTGTAATAATTCCGTTAACTTGGCCACTTCCGTCGTTCGCAGAAAATGTATCCCCAACTTTATACCCAGTTCCACAACCGACCGGCGGTAAAATATGGCAAGCATAAACATCATTAAACCCAGAAATATGCCCAGTAGCTAATGTCTCTGGACCGTTAATAGTAAAGGTATCGTTAGTAATATATCCAGAACCATTATTATTAACTGATATATTTAATATACCGCCATATGAAGTAGTAGCTATTTCTATTCCGCGTGAATACCCTAGTCCGGGAGTCGTTAAACTTAACGCAGTAATGACTCCCCCGCTAGAAACAGAATTCACAACACAAGTGGCTAATGTTGATCCAGTATCCACAGTAATTATGTCGCCAATGGTATAATTATGCCCACCTGCATGAAGTGTTAATATAGCAATACCTGTAGAATATGGAAGGACAATGGTGTTCGTTGGAGGATTTTCTGTAGTTACTCCAGTAATACTATTCGGATACCCGTATTTACAATATTGTTTTGTCTGGTCTGCTGGTGAAAGCGGATTAAACGGCAAGAGGTTGGAGTCCCCGCGGTATATATCGTTCACGACTTCAGTATTTGTGTGCAACCCATAAGGATAGGTAACTACTAACTCAAAAACTATTGTATTGGATATCGGCCAAAAATAACTACCAGGTAACCCAATAAATTCGTGCATTATATTAACATAGGATACTAATGTATCAAAAATATTAACCGCCATTGCTAAACATTGTGAAGGGGAAAGCGGTAAAGAATATCCTGTGAATGGTTGGCCAGTAGGAAGTGATTTATTATAAGCAGGGTAAAAATGCAATGTGCAATTCATCCTGCCCATAATAAAATTACCAGAATTAACAGAATTAGGTGAACTTTGTGCTCCGGATATCCAAGTTGCAAGCTCATTTCGCGTTGTAATCATTTCAACGCCCCAGACGGTTTAATACCGGAACCATGACAACGTTAACTTGTTTGTTAACTTCTGAGTCAACGAATACCTTAAGATTTTCCTTATCTAATGCTATTCGTAAAGTGATAGGAGCAACAGGAGCAGGAGGAACAACCGAAGGCAAATTTGAAATAGGGATGCTCGGTATATTTAATCCTTGAAAGCCTGCCATACTTGCAGTAGCCGGCGCCAGACCGTTTAACCCTCTCATTGCGGCATAGGCAAACATTCCACGCATTCCTTTTTCTACACCAGCTTGGAAGCGAGGATCATCCTCAACACTATGTTTTACCCCCCACATTACAGTCTCTTTGAATTGTTCTAATTTTGATTTTTCTAGTGTAAGTTCAACGGATATTTTCTTTCCTTGCAGCGTATTCCAAGCATTCGTCATTGCTTCATTAAGTTGTTGTTGCAATACATCGATATTCGCACCGGATTTAATTTTCTCAGCGTTAAACGTTGCTTCAGCATTAGCTTTTGTCTTGTAAAAATCAATATCAGCTTGATTTAATTCACTTTGGGCGTGCACTTGTGCTGAATATATTCCTCCAATAATGTCAGCATACATTTCTGCATACCCTGCTCGTCGTTTTTCGCCAAGTTCTTGCGCTACATATTGGGCCTCGATATTCGCATGAATTGTTGCGGCGTTAGCATCCCGCCTACGATCTTCTATAGCGAGTTGATGTAAATCAGCAGAAAGCTTATCGGCGTCTGCCTCTTTTTGCTTCGCAGCTACACCTTCAATACGAGCAAATTCCTCAGCTTGTAATTGATGTTGCATTTCTTTTGCTTGACCTTCAAGCATATTGTCGATATCAATTTGTTTTTTTACTCGAGCATTTCCGTGATCAATAATCGCTTGTTTTTCTATCATTGCTCGAGTTTGTATTTTTTGAACTTCCAAAGCGTGAGTAGCATTGATAATTGCTGATCGGTCATTAATAGAAAATGCTTCAGCATATCGATGTTTAATTGTTTCGGTATGCTGGGATAGTAATCCGGTGTCGATAGTAAACTGTAAAGCTATTGTCCGAAGAGACAAAGAACCTTTATAAACATCTTCTTGATGCTGAGCTACCCGCTCATTATGTAATGCTGCTGCTTCAGCATCCGTTTGCTCAATTGAGTGCCGGTTTTTCATATGAGCAAGAACAATATCATTTGCTTTTTGTAAATCAGCAACTTCTTCCGCACTCATTGTTTTATGAGCCAGAGCCATTTGTTTTTCGATATCTATTTGCTTAGCAGAAAGTTCAATAGCATTCTTTTTCTCGACCTCAAAAATATGAGTTGCTCCAGCAATGCGCACTTTTTCGACGTTATCTGCAGTATCAATAAGTTTCATTTGTTCATGCCGAATGCTTGATTCTGCGCTTATTTGTGCCGCACTGAATGTTACTGAGTCAACCATTACTTGACGCATTGCTTGACGGTATGCCGCAGCTCGTTCTATTTGTGCTTGCTTAATTTGAGCGTCATTCTGCATATCAGCTTGATGTTGTTGTTGATCCGCTTGCTTTTTTGCGATATTTACTTCAGCGGTTCGTTTTATTATCGCAATCATACGGGCATCAATATGACCTGCATGCTCCCGTTCTTGTTTATCAGCGGCGTCTTCCTGGTCTGCTTTATACTGCCCTAATTCTAACGCATCCGCAACTTTTTGTTGAGCTAATTTTGCCTGAGCTTGCAACCCATACTTATTCGCTTCGGTTAAAGTTGGGTCTCCAGCGATTTGCTGTATAACCCGCCCGTATTCTTTTGCGTTATTAGATGCTTCAATAGTTCCTTGTTGTACTTTTTGCCAAAACAAAGAACCCTTACCATAAAAATCTTCAATCCAAGGTGGAGGAATAATAGGCTGTTCCGCAGGAGTGTTACGTTGTAATTTCGCTTGGAAATCCTGAGCATCACGAAGTTGATATCGTTTATGCTCTGCATCTGGAGTTTTATCATCCTCAGGAATGTTATCAACATCTTTTTGGAATTGAATAACATCCGCTTTAGTTTTTTCAAGAGCGGCAGCAACTGCTTTCTGATCATTCATATCCACTTTAGGATGAACATAATAATCATGAAATGATTCATCTTTTGGAGCTTGACCAGCAATCCATTTGAAGAAATCCCCAAATTGTTGCCATTGATTGCCTTTATGAGACTTTTCAACAAATCGAGTATATTTACCAGCGGCTTCATCAATTAAAGCGCTAATACCTGCGAATGCTACTCCGATAGCTACTATCGCAAGAATAATAGGGCCAAGAGCTAAAGCAACTGCTCCAAAACTTACCGCGGCAGTTGCCGCCCCTTCAGCGGCTAATAAATCAGCCGCTGCTGATGCACGGGCGGCTGCTGCTTTATTTGTTAAAGCTAAGGCATCAGCTGTAGCAGTTTCTGCTTCAGCTGTCATAGCTGTTGCGTCAGTGGTTGCTGCTGCCGAATTACCAGTAGAAGCTAAAGCAGAAGCTGTAGCTGTTTCCGCGTCTAGGGTAAGGGCAGCAGCTTTTGCAGTTGCTGCTTCCGCTTCTAATGTCATGGCCGCGGCGTTTTTCACAGAAGTTTGAGCTGTTAATACTGCTTGAGGACCACCTTGTATAATACGAGTTCCTTCTACAAAAGGCGATGCAAGATTTTTACCAACTCCTCCAATACCCGCTGCCCATGCCCCTGCCATACCAACTTTTACTACAGAAATTAAACCAATCAGTGGAAGGAATGCCACTCGTATTGCTGTCAACCCTATAAGAATTTCTGCTGCCCATTTACCAACAGGAGTTTTTAAAAGACCGGTAAATGCTCCGACAATATTCCAAATAACTCCGGTTATCGGAGCAATTTGTTTTGCCATATTAGTGAATAATTCGCCTATTGGACGGATAGCAATTTCTGCTTTATGTAATTCAATAGTAAAGATCTCTCCAATATTAAGATCTTTTTTCATTGTGTCAACTATACCTGCACTCTTGCTAACTGCGTCAAGCATAGGGCCAGTATCAAATGCTCCTCGTGCTATTGCCGGGACTAACTCAGGAGCTCCTCGTTTAAAAAACCTTTCTGTCATTGCAAACGCATCTTGCGTTTGCCCAGTCTTTTGCAGTCTGCTAATTTCACTAATAATCGAGGCTATTTGTGGACCAGAGACTCCTTCAGTCATCATCGCTGACCTAATACCCATAATAGCTTTTGAACCTACGCCAAGTTTTTCAAAATTTGCCATTAAGGCAAGGGTCTGGTCAAATGAATATCCCAAATCTTTGAAAACAGCTCCGGACTGCTGCATTGTTGACATCAAATCATTAATACTTGCTCCGGACATTTTAGTTGCTATAGCAAATTTATCCATAGCTTCTGGTCCAGAAATGCCGAATAATTGAGAAATATTCGTCCCAATATCAGCAAGTTGTCCAGCACCAGTTCCAAAAATACGAGAAACAGCGAGGTATGAATCGGCTACTCTTGTCGCTGCTTGGCCGGCTAGTCCAGTTCTAGCTTCAATTTTGGCCATAACATTCCCGATAACATTTAATTCATCAGGAGTAGTAGAAGAAAGCTCATCAAGTTGATCTTTAAAAGTTTGTGTTGCAGAGGCGGCAAGATTTGTTTCACGAGTAAATTGACGAACAACATCATAGGTAGAACTATATGATTTAATAGCTGCAGTAGCTAATCCGGCAAAGCCAAGATCGACAATACGTAAATGTCCGACGAGACCTATTAAAGATCCGGCAACTTCGCCGTATCCTTCTACAATACGCGATACGGACTCCCCAAATTGTCCAGTTTCAAGACGATATTGGGCAACCACATCTCCATAGTTAATAGATTCGCCGGACATATATATTTATTCCTTTTCTTTTGCTGCGGTATTCATGGCGATCATCCATTCATCCAATTCGTGGTCAGTCATAGGTCGCCCAAGATTTGCCGGGGTCTCTTTTCTTGATAATTCATATTTTAAATTAGCAAGTCGACTGTCACTACTTAACCCTCCGATGAGGTCAAGGAATTGTCTCCAGGTAAGTTTTCCGGGGTCGTCAAGGTCAATCCGGTATTCTCTTCGGAAGTCGGCGTAAACAAGGGCAAAGTTTCCGAAGAGGTCAAAGGAGGAGTCTCCACTGTCCCCTCCGCCGGTAAGTTTTTTCCTTCTACAATCCTATCCGCAGCTGCTTCTACCCCAATAGTTTTGAATCCGGATAGTATATATGCAATCAATAATTGTAGATGGCTTTGTGTCCATTCCGGATTGTTTTCCCACTGAGAAAACCGTTCCGCGCCGAATACATGCTGCAACGCCTGTAAAACCAAGGCGTCCTGTTCTGCAGGAGGAAGAGATTGAACATCATTTAATGCTAAACCAAGTTGATAAGGCACTTCCTTAATATCAGAATGCTCTTCTCCAAATAATTTGATACTACGACGGTTCCCAATGCTGCCATATGCTGCATCGATATCTACCATATTAGGCATGGTTATTCTCCTCTATTTGAATTATATTAATGCCCTAATCTAAGCCAATATTTCTTAAATCAGGGCATTAATATTTAATCAATTGTGGTTAATCTTCCTACCACAATTATACGACTGGCGGTTGCCCGGTAATAGAACCAGCAAAAGTACTCGGAGCGCCACGGCGGTGTAAACTAAAGCTAAATGCGGCACTATTTTCTGTTGGCCCTTTAATCGAGACAATTTCCATCACATCGCAAACACATTGTTCTGTCATTCCATCGGGATCGACAATAACAAATGTTAACCGACGGTTAAGGCCAATTTTATTCTTAGTCGCCCGAAGAGCAGCTAGAGCACTATTGAGTGCAGGAGTTGCATCCGTAGTTTTGAACATTTTCGTCTCGACTTTATACGCCTTGCCAAGACCGTTAACTGTTCCACTTTCAAATGCTGTACCAGCATGATCGCCAGTACTTGGGACGTCTCCTGAGGAAAACCAAGTTTCCTCTTTTTCCACCGGAGTTTCATCGAAAGTAAGCGTCGGGATCATTACTGCAACTGGAGTTGCATCGTTCGACATATAGGCCAAAACTCGCGACGAATTGTGGAAGGTATCCTGTGTAGTATTTGACATGATATTCTCCTTTTGGACCTATACTAATAATTCGCTGTCGGTCCTATACAGCGTCACTAAAGTAATATTGAGCATTGCTTTAAAAAGTAATGCTCCTGTTATTTCGATAGAATCAACTACCCCAGAAAATTGACAACGGACTTGTTCCGAATGCCAATTATAAAACGTGTATCCAGGATTGATAGAGCTTTTACCGCGAAATTGTCGATAATAAGTATATGCTTCATGGCATCTTCGCCAAGTTTCATGCCTATTCGGATGGTAGATTGCAATTTGTATTGGGTAAAGATTAAAATGTGGAGCTTCGTCGTCATCAACTACTTCAAATTCTTGCAGAACGGTTTGGGGTTTCGCTCCAGACTGCCGTTCCATCGTCCACACATCATCCCCTGCTCCTAATCCCGCATCATTAAATGCTCTTGCAAAAGCTTGTGTTGCATAATTATATGGTATAATTAATGGTCCGCAAAATGTTGAACCAGCAGGATTTGTTATAACAATCATACCTGTTGTCGCGGATTTAGGTATTCTAAACGATATTCCAAATTCACCAGTTGCATATCCGCTGTCCAATGGCGTACCATTTACTGTTACTCCTGATCCCGGAAAATCTGCTAAACATGATGCCATGCCTATGCCTAATACTTGAACACCAGTAACGCCTGCTTGCCCAGTTTCCGGCGAAAATGAAGTAACCACTGGAGGCTGAATTGTCATAAAAGAAAGAGCGCTTGTTGCTGTTCCATCTGGATTAGTAATCGTTACAAAACCATAAGCATTCGATGGAGCTTGAACATGGCATAATGTATCACTAATTACCGTAAAATCAGCTTCAATACTTCCAACAGTAGCCGTGGTCGCATTCTTAAAACCAGTACCAATTACTATAATAGTACTAGATAGGTCACCGTATGTTGGAGATATTGAACTAATTGCAGGCACTGTCATATGCTAATCCTTGATTGAATCTAGAACTTTCTTGGCTGCCGCGGCAGCATTCAGTGCCTTTTCTTTCGCAGCGTCAAGCGACTTAAGTTCGTTTTGCACTTTTGAAATATTTTGCTTTCTTTCACTCTCAGCTTTAGAAGTAAATGCTCGTCCGCCTCCATGATCGCCTGTTCCACTAGCACTAACCTCACTAAACTGCAATGTAATAAGCTTATTTTGCTGATCACTAATAGCAATAACGACTGCTTGTAATTTGGCCTTCGCTTCGCCGTAGGCTTTCTGCGCTTCTTGTTTCGTCATGTTAATGTCCTCCCCAAACTCGTCTGTGCATCGCAGCAAGGTGCTCGTAGGCGTGCGCTGCTGCCCACCTAATACCGCGATAAATATAAAGTGGACCACGTTCACCACTAGGTTCTTGATTAATATGTTGATAATCAAGATTAGATTCTTGCGCTGCTGCATATTCAATTCCGCTTGTCCGAAGTGTAAAACCTAACCCATCGGGATGCACCTTCGACGCTTCAGTAATACTTGATTTTAGATTACCAGTATCGCCAAAAGGTGTGCGTTCTGTTGTCCATTTAATTGCAGGTGAAAGAATTGCTCCCATCGCTTTTTTACCTTCAACAGGGACAGCTGCAAAAGCCGCATTTAATTGCGCTCGAATTTCACCCATATTCGGAGGTATAACACTATGCTGAACCATTTGTTACCCTTTAATTGAATCTAGAACTTTCTTGGCTGCCGCGGCAGCATTCAGTGCCTTTTCTTTCGCAGCGTCAAGCGACTTAAGTTCGTTTTGCACTTTTGAAATATTTTGCTTTCTTTCACTCTCAGCTTTAGAAGTAAATGCTCGTCCGCCTCCATGATCGCCTGTTCCACTAGCACTAACCTCACTAAACTGCAATGTAATAAGCTTATTTTGCTGATCACTAATAGCAATAACGACTGCTTGTAATTTGGCCTTCGCTTCGCCGTAGGCTTTCTGCGCTTCTTGTTTCGTCATGAGTTACTCCAAACCTATTACTTGCTCAGCAATCCCTCCCCACGGGAAGGTTGTCTGGCTAACTAATTTAGGTCGATATTTAATCCCATTAATTATCACAAAACTTGTCGGGTCTGGTATTGGAACATTCACTGGTAAAAGCATTGTTCCTTGTAGCTGTGCCCAAGTACCATCCTTCAATAATTGTAATTTATTTTCGGCAGTAAAATGACATGAACTTGTTGTTGTCACTTGATTGATCCGTGTCTCTCCGTCATTACCAGGATTTGGATCACCTAAAGTTACAATCGTACAAGTATGTGGCATAAAACTATCGAATGGACTGCCTAACATATTATATTTATGCCCATATATAGCTTGAGTTAAACTCTAAATTCGTCTATATATTAGCACATCTTAACTGAAGATGGCCCGACACGACGTAAATATTTAAGTAAAGTCCATGCGAATGGATTACAGAATAATCCACCGAATAATTCTACTGGAGCAGTTTTAATGGAACTTTTTTGCAAGCTAATATCAGTTATTCCCTTTAATGACATCATTACAGTAGTAATATATCCAGCATCGCTATCAAGTAAATACAAATATATTGCTTCATGAGTTTGTGCAAGTTGCAATGTTTGTGGCATTAAACTAGCGTCATAAAAGAAACCAAAACCATAAACTGGACTATACCCCCATGCGTTTATCCGTAAATCCGGTACTGCAATTCGTGGCCATTGCAATTCCGAATTAATATTTGTTTTCCAACCAAGCCACATCCTGGGGTCAAGTGCCTCGATTTTCATACACGCTCGAATAACTGCTCCGTTCCATGCTGCGTCAGGGGATGTTATTGATAAAGCATTGATCGTTGGAATTTGAGGGTATATCATTTTAGCAAAAGCTAATGCTTGTCCAGGGTCAACATATGTGTTAACCCCGACTGTTGGGGTTATTGTATAATCAGCAATTTGTGTTCCACTCATTATAGCACCCTCCCTTATTTATTAGTTTATGGCATGTATTGCATGGCAAAATTCAAATGTTGCGCCCCATTCATACCAGAAGAACGATCAAAATGAATAACTCGCAAATTCATAAAGTGAGCTAACTCTCGTACTTCTGCTTCACTATAAATATACATATGAGTATCCTGTAAAACAATATCATTAGACGGCTTTAACATTTTATGATATGATATATATTTATTGCATATTCTCCACGACTGAATATCCGGAGTACTTAAATATAAATATCCGCCCGGTTTTAATACTTTGCATATATGATTAAATGTATAAACCGGATTAAAATTCAGATGCTCAAGAACTTCCGTAAAAATAATAACATCATATATATATTCCCATGGCGGTACTTCAAATTCAATATTCGTAGTAGCATATTCAATATTATATAAATCAAGTAAACTTTTTTGAAAATAATAATCAACAAAATCTGTACAACAAACATGCACCCCCCATAAAAGATGGGCGTAAAGAGCTAGTGTACCATAGCCACATCCGATATCAAGGCATTGTTCAACTGGGGTTATATAATTATCCGCGGCCATCCACTGATAAATATGCTCCCAATACGATATCTCACATAAACTATATACATCATTATAGTATGCGTTATTACTTATTGATTTTAATAATCCCTGTACTTTATTTATTGATATCATTATGTACTCTTTTTAATAATACCAGAATTATATAAAGTGTCAAAAACAGTTATAGCACGGGTGTCCCAACTATTATTTTTAGCAACTCGTCGGCGTTGCCCAGGAGTGCAATGTGAAGAAGAAGAGCGAATAGCATCTGCAAATTCTTGAGGGGATGATGCAATACTAACAACTTTATTCAATGCGATAGCCTCAGGAAGAGGAGTGCTAACAACAGGGACGCCTACCGCTAAATACTCCCAAAGTTTAATTGGATTAACACCATTTGTCATAGAGGTTATTTTAAATGGCACCATTGAAACATCAAACCCAGATATATATTTAGGCAAATCAGAATATGGACGATGGCCAAGGAAATGCACTTGCGGATTATTTGTTCCATGAATGCTTCCAAACCATGAACCGACATAAACAATCTCGTATTCAGGAAGTAAACTAGGCAATTCTTCAAGTAATGCCCAATCAAGCCAAGAAGCAAGCGCTCCAACAAAACCTAAAACTTTACGTCCTGTTTTCGGCATGTCATTAGCAAGCGTAGTTCGAGTTGAGAAATGCTTATAATCAGCCCCGTTTAATAATAATACACATTTATTATTATGAGTTGCTTTATTATAATCATAAAGAGCCTGTGATGAACAAAAAATTATGCTCGCGTTATTCTGTGCGGCAGCATATCCATGCTTCCACCCAGCGAATTCTCCTTCAGGCATATCAAGCGCATCAAAAATCATTGTATCCGGTGATAAAACAGTAAAAGAGGAATATGTTGGAGGATAACTAACCCACCCTATTAATGGTCGGGAGATTAATTGTGTGGCTTGGCTAATATCATTAATAACAAAAAGATTATCCTCAACTTCTTCGAATGGTGAATGAACATTATGAGATGTGTCAACAAATATTGACCTTGCTCCTTGCTTAGCTAAAGCTTTCATTATTTGTTGCGGCCGTTGGAACATTGTTCCCCATGGGATAGTAGGAGGATAGACAAACGTTGCAGGAATAGATTTATTAGATACGAATACTGAAGTAGATATTTTTTCAGTAAATTCATTAATAGATTCTTTGCTCCACGCCATTTGATAATCGGCTATTGCTTTAGGCAGCCGAGAAAGACTCATAATGTGAATACAAAGAGGAGTTGAATCAAGCCATATTGTAAATCCTGCTTTTCGCAATGCGGCGCAAAAACCTAAATCTTCTCCTTGATAATGAGCTAGTTCTGGATATGAGACACTAGAATTTAATATTTGTTTAGATAACAAATAAACTGCGCCTGTCATATGTACAAGAGTGCAACAGTTAGGAGAATAATGCGTCCAATGGTGGTAGTCGTTATCACTATTATTATTAAGATTCATTGCATTAATAGGACGACTATAAATAAATTCTTGTATACCATTATCGTTTGATTCAGTAACAGGAATAATGCTGCCGACGATATCTTTTTGCTGGGCGATAAGATGATTCAATAATTGCGGAGCAATCAATACATCACTATCAATACATAATGCGGCGTCAACTTTTAGTTCTCTCGCTCTATCAAGCAATCGTTGACGGATACGGGATAAATGTCCATAAAAAGCTATTTTATCCCCGAATAAAGCTGCGTCTCTGGAAGTGGTATTATCTCCCCAAAAATCAATTCCAGGTATCACTTCTATTGAAGCATATGTTTTAATGCGCTCATCTGTTTGAAAATATTCAAGAGCACGCTTGCTTGCTGTATCAGCAAAATCATCAAGGAAAATAATATGCAAACTTTCTTTTGGATATTCTAAACGAATGAGCGCATTAAAAAATGCTTCTGCCCGTTCGGCGAATGCTTTAACCGGTATCAGAATAGCAACAACCATCAAGAACCTCTTATTGCAATGTGTAGAACACAACAACCCGGCAAGAAGTTCCACTGGTGAATGGCGAGCCAGACACTCCATATGTCAAGCTAACGCCTACCGGTAATTCAATGCCGAAACCAACCCCAATATTCACGTTTGCGCTCGTGTCAGAAGCATTCTTCGCAACTGGAGTTGCTGCTCCATCATTCAACGCCGCAGTGAGAATTGTCCCTACAGGGACCGGGGTAGCTTCAGTATCGGCAAGAACAATACCTGCTCCTGTTGCAAAAATGCCGACCGGATAAGCTTTAAATCCTACGACTGTCAACTGCAAACCAGGGGGAGTAGCAATCGCAATTCCACCAGCGTTTATATTCGCTTCAGTCAAATTCAAAATCGCAGTTCGTACACTACCAGGAACGAGTGCCGAATTGATACCATCATGATCATGTCCACCAACCGTGGCGAACAAAGTGGTCAACGCCTCTGCGATAATAAACCCACCCGGCGGGACAGAAAACACACGGGCAATTGTTTCTTTAATATTGGCAAGTGTCATAATAGACTCCTTTATTTAATTTCAATTATCTGCCCTCCTGAATTAAATAAATAACCCAGGAGGACAATAAATCTTACAAATGGAATTCGTTACCTTGGAAGATTAACCCAAGAAACGCGCGGCCAAACGTTGATCCAGGGTAGCCGCTCCATAAAGGATGCCGATATTGCAAACATCTTGCTGGTAATTCACATCCCATCCAAAGGAAACGCGCAGCGATAATCCGGTCTCTTCATCCGTGATAATTTCGGATTTGATGCTTTCGGGCTGAGCAAGGTTACGAATGGCGAGCGTAAACGCATCACGATGGAAGGCTAAATTCGGAGTATGAGCTGCGAGCAAAGTGACAGCCGCCCCAGCGATATTACTGGCCAAATTGGGGTAAATAGGAACGGCGGAAAGAACGCCACCGGAAGCAGTATAAACTTCTGCTCCTGCCCCACCAGCATTCGGTCCGAGGACAACATATGTGCCAGTGCACCCAGCGAATGTCAAAATATCGCCATGTTTCAACGTGCCAGTGGCCAATCCAGAGGCAATGTTGATATATTGAGTGCCAGATGCTAAATCAGCAAGCGCTGTTCCAGTAGCAACCGGACTTGCTCCATTTGCGATCGTTCCAGGAGTAAAGGGGACGATAATTTGCGAACTGAACGGCTTCATGCCGTAAATGTCAACTGCAAGTTGATTACCTTCCAGGTTCGCATTGCTCCCACCAGAACCACCAGATAAAACAGTGAGCAATGGCTGAAGATTCATCGTCGCAACACCATCAAGAAACAGGGAGATCTTCTTGTCGATAAACGGCACTTTTTGCTGGAACAAAGTGTTCTTAATCCCTGCATAATCCGGCAAAGTAGCCGGAGTAGTTCCCGGCGTACCATAATATGTCGGAATGTCTTTGAAAAGTCCAAGCAAATCAGTTTCGACTGCAGTCACTAACTTCGTTACTGCAGGAGCCAATACGCGGTCGGAAAAAATCGGCAAAACCAAAGTTTTATCCTTGGCATTCAATGCGAAGGAAACATCCTTCCACTTGTTGATCTTCACCGGCACAGAGCCTTCTTTGACGGCTTGTACAACTGTTGCGTTATACGTACCATCGGTGGCAAGCATATCGTTTACAGAAAAGTCAGTCGGGCGGCGTACACTGATAGTATCACCAACGTTAACAAATTCCGCAGAATAATCAACGTTAACATTCAACAGCATAGCAAGAGCTGGGCGTAAAATTCGCAGAGCTTCCAACCCTACGATTTTAGGAGTAAGAAATTGATTTTGTGCCATAGTTTGGCTTCCCCCTTCGATTTATTTTCTTATTGGCTGACGACCACACTATGGCACGTCAGATTTAATTAGCGATTTCTGCCTTTACCGTACGTTTCTTCATGCCATTTCGCGTATTCTCGTGGCGATAAAGCTTCAATATCTTGCACGGATTGTAACCCCACACTTCGTGGGGAATTATGAGCTGTCCCCGATGGAATATAACTGTCACTATTTGATACGGCTTTTGTGAACAAACCAGGAGCGTCTTCTTTTAACAATTCGATATCAACTAAGACATCAATATCATCGCTAAAATCTGTTCCTTTTGCACGTAACAACGCCTCGACTTCTGCTGTTTTTGCCGGGCGAACACCACTTTCAATCATTGACATACGGCGTTCGCTTTCAATTTGCATATCGACTGCCCGATCGAACGCAAGATCTTGTCCTGTTCGTGCTCCTTCAAGGTCAGATCTTAATGCTTCAAGTTCAGCAACTGTAGTCGTCCTATCCTGCAGAGCGGCATCAAGTTGGGCTTGCAGTTCAGCCATTTTCGCTTCGGCGGCTTGTTCAGTGCCAGCAATCCTCGCAGCCGCTTCTCGTTGAGAGGCTGTTAACTTTGCTTCTGCATCCCGACGGGCGGCTGCCGTTTTGGCATTAATATCGAGTTCTGCAATGGCTGCTGTTCGGGCGGCGGCTGTTTGTGCACTTAACTCCTCATTCGTAAAAAGAGTTACTTGTTTTCCATCGATTTCAACTGTAGTTGGCATTATGCTTTCTCCTCACCTGCTGGAGTCAGGTTCATTCACTCCAGGCTTGAATAATTAATTATCCAAGCTATCAGTCCGTTATAATTCGTCGGACACCTGCCAGCGAGTCAGGTGAATTTTACGCTGGATACAGTCATTGCTGTACTTGTTTAGCCGTCGTCCTCTTTGTCGTCGTCATCCTCTTCTGTAATATCTATTGGATTAAGGTGGTTGATATTCGTCCGAAGATCATCATATTCAACAACTGTTTTATCAACCAAGCTTACATCAGAAGGAAGGCTAGAACGATTTTCCACAGAAATTCCTCCGCTACTAACCTCCACGTGAGTCCCATCGTTGTCTGTTACGATATCCAAAAAAGCGGTATTCCCCCGTGGTGTTGTAATTGAAGTTTTTGACTCGTTGTTATTCATACGCATGGTTTATATTTCCTTCCAGGAACTTATTAAGTATATTATACCACGTTCCTTTACAGAAGCAAACATATAATTTATGGCTTTATGATACATTTTTCATCAAAAATAAAAGATAATCTTTCAGCAGTAATTTCTGCTTCAGCTTTTGTATTCCCAGCTCCACATGGAAGTGATTGTCCATGACGAAAAATAAGGAATATCTGTCCGGTGTTAGGAGTAAATGTAAACCCATTATCCCCTGCCACTAAATGGTCATGAACAACCTTCCCCATAATAATGGCGTCAGAAATTCCATCAGGGAATGCTTTGCATGATAGTGGAGCCGCGTTTTTATTCCGAGAAAATAACGCACAATTCATACAAATAGGCGCTGGCCCAATCATATCATTCTCCTCCATATTTTCGGTCTTCTGCTTTTTGTCGTTGTTCCTTCTGATAATCATTAACCACGTTAATTTTATCCTGTTGTGTCATATTGTTTCGATAATATTGTACTTCCTGCTGGTATCCTGCCTCGCCGAAAGTATTCATCCACCAGACACAAAAGATTACAAAAAGGAGTATAATAAATAAACATCCACAACCTCCTTTAGCGGACATCGTATCTGAAAGCACAGGATTATTCATAGCCATCAGCTTTTCCTTTCCACTCATCGTCCACAATAAGCCCACGCTTGACTGCCGATAAGTAAACTGGTAATTTTTTGAATTGATCTAATGTTAACCCGCTTGCTACAAGTCCGGAATTGAATTCCGGAGATTTATAGGGAGGAAGGTTCCATTGTTGTTTTGTCCAATCAGCATTATTTGGATTATTATCAGGATATAACATATATTTATTATACCCATCTTTATGCTGTTTCAGTCACTTTCGTCATATAAATCTCGTTCATCTCCTCCAGCCTTAATATATTTTTCAAGAGCACCTCTGTATATTTTCTTTAATGTTGTTAAAATATTGGCACTTTTAATAGTAGAATCCTCTGTCATTTTAGATTCATGATCTGCAAGCATTTCTTTTTTCTGTTTAGCGTCTTTTCTTAAGCCTTCCAGTGATAATAAGTCTTTACCATAAAATGCTTCTTCAAGGTTTTCTATCGTATTATAAGTCACTAAACCAGGAGCAACCACTGTGGCGGCAATATGCCCGCCAAGTACAACCATTTCATCCTCATTTAGACACCCGGCACCAGTATTTGTATTCGATAAAATTTGGCTAACCGGGGCATGCACGCCAAGAACAATATCCTGCCCTTGATCGCCATGAAAATCTGTTGCAACCTTAAGACTATGAGCGAATGAAGACAATGGTCTTAAGAGGACATCTTCTTGCTGCGGAACATTTTTTTCTCTACTACCTTCTAACCCCATCCCGCGATATAAAATAACTTCCTTAATTTTATGCTCTTTAAACCATGCCTGAGTCTCGTCATATTGAGCACGAACGAATGCTTTTAGTGTTTCCCCGTTCTCTTTATAAATAGCCTCAGCTTGTATAAAACTTACCGCATTAGTAACATCATCCTGAGATAAATTATTTTTTATCGCATGAAAAGTTTGTACTTCCCGTTGAGCAAGTTCTTGTGCTTGATCCCGCAAATCATTTAATTCTTCAATTTGGGTTGATGATGTTATTCTCTGTTCTAATAACATTGTTTCAAGAGTCGTAATCCTTGCTTTTATTTTAGAATGAGCAATGAATGCTTCTTTATACCCGGAAGCGGCTAACATTTCTAACTGAGCTAAATGGCGCTTAGCTAATCCTGCATTCCTATCAATTTGTTGCCATTCCTCTTCTCCCATAGAAGGAGCAGTTACAGCATCATTTCTGGCTTTATCAGTTCTTTCTACTTCAGCTTTTGCAGTAACAATAGTTGCTGGCCGAAAGTCACCAGGGAATGCTGCCGAAGAAGCAAGATTGAATTCATCATGAGTAGCAAGCTGAATCGCAATAGACAGCGGAGCTTTGCCGCTTGTTATTGCCCATTGTTTCACCCCATCTGAGACAGCCTTTTCAGATTTAGCCGTCGCGGTTTTAGCAAGAAGTTTTTCTGCTTTTTCTTTAGCCTCATATTGAGCAGTTCTTGCGTCTTCATATGCGTCTACATCTGCTTTTTGTGCTTCTGAAATAGCAGTCCGCAATCTATACCCTTCTTCTTCTTCATAAGCGATTGCTTCATCCCACCCTTTTTTAGCTGCCAATGTATCCTCAACTAATTGGGCATACTCAGGAGCTCCATCAGTTTTTGCTTTATACATTGCTGATCGCATCCATTCAAATTTTTCCTTAAATTTAGCTGCCACTTTTTGAGCAGATTCAAATTCTGATATAGCTTTTCTTTTTATCTCTCTCGCCTGGATAACTTCAGGGTAATCAACGGGGGATATATCCGCAATCTTTTTTGCTTCCCTATATTGAATTTCTATAGCTTCACTCTCTGCGTCAATTCCGGCATACTCCCGCCATGCAGAATTTTTAATAAGTTTTTGCGAAAGGGTTCGCATAATGTGTGCTTTGCACTCTTTATCATTTGCACCACCCGGCCCTGCCCGCAATAATTCGTATAACTTTTTATCTTGCTTTTCCGCTTCTTTTTTAGTTATTGATCCTGGAATAAGCGGAGTAACACCTTTAGGAGCAGGCATCGATTTTTGCATTACTTCATCTGGCAATACAATATCTACCGTTCTTTCTACTTTCTTTCGTCGTTGTAATGGTTCTGCTAACCATTTTTTTACCTTTTCAGTATAATGCGCTGTCAAACATGCGACACCTTTAGGAGAATTTTTCAATGCGCAGAATGCTTCGGCAAACGCTTCATCAGCATTTGATGCGGCATATTCTGAAAGAGTCTTAATATCCTGAACATCCTCATTACCGAATAACGGTTGATCATATGGCTTAATTCCTCCAGGGATAGGAATATCGTTATACGCTTTCGCAATAACATGGCCAAATTCATGGTCAAAAATACTTGTAAAAGTATCACACCCTTCCGGGTGAAAACCTACAGCAACAGACCTGGCCAATTCTTCATGGAATTTTTGTGGGTCTTTATACCATTCCGAGGACAATCGCAGCAACGTCCCTTTACCGGGTTGCGTTATCGCTGAAGCAAACGCATAGGGGTCTATATCCGGCATGATCCCAGAAAATTCCTGTTCTGCCGCAGGGTACTGTTTGAACATTTCCTCCATTCTTTCGACAGTCGGCCCAACAGTATCAATGTGCATTTCCCATCGGCCCTTGCCAAAATCAAAAGTTTTGTCTGGCCATTTTTTCTGGCAGTATTGTTGAGCATCAGCAAGAGATTTGAATTTCCCTTCATACTTCGGGTATACTCCAGCAGGAGTAAAAGCGGCAGTCTCTGCTGGGGTCGTCGCCGTGATAATAGGAATTCGACCAATTGTTTTTGTATTAAATTCCTGTACTTTTGCTCCTGGTGTTTCATAATATTCAACAAGAGTAAATTCACTTTCCTTAGATATATTAACTAAGGCATCTAATTGTGCATGAGTAATCGGACCAGAAATTTGAACAGCTGTATAATCAGGTTGACTGTTCTTCACAGTTGTAGCAATCCGGATTGTGCCAGACTTATGCAAAAATCCGTCAAGATTTATTCCAATAGATTCATTAATATTATCTGATATGTCCGATGCAATATCCCAATGTCCATCTTGAAGAGGTTTTGTCACTGTCCCGTCTGGATACATAAAATGGCTTGTCGGTTCATTACCGCTATAGTCAATATAGTCAACAGAACCTAATTGCTTTTTCATTTCCTGAACATATTTATTCTGCATTGCAGGCATATCCGGAAGCGACATTGCTCCAAACCGTACCCGCCTTTTTTGTTCTGTTGGCGTCACCGGTGGAACAAGCCGAATATATTCGCTTGATTTCATAAATTGAGCAGTTTGACGAGACATCGCTGCGGCATACGTAAGTTTGGGGTCTTGAAGCATTGCTTCTACTGCATGATTTCGTCGCTTTTCAATTCCAGCATATCGATACCTTGGCCCACGAAGATCTTCTGATGCAACATCAGGATTAGCATTCCGCCAAGTTCTCACTTGATCCCGACTGGTAAATCCTCTTCGCGACATTTTATAATCGGAGTTATTAGATTCTTTGAATTGACGGAGCATCTCCCGCTTATCTCCTTGCAGGAATGCTTTCGGTGGTAACAAATCTTCTTTTTTATCAGGAAACATTTCCGGTACTAAAGAGTGTAAACAATTAGGGTGTAACGGGAAACGATATTTCCCTAATGGCGGATATCCTTGTTTCTCCCCTTCTTCGTCTAAAGCAAAACATTTTCCTTCAAGCGGTCGGCAAATATAGCACAAAGAACCTTGTTTACTCACTGAGGCAACATGAACACCCATATCAATAAAATTTTGCTGAGCTCCAACGGCGTATGCTGCCATTGTTCCTGTACGAGCGGCCATCTGCCCATAAGCCTGTAAACTATGGATAGATCCATCCGAATAGCGCACGCCAGTTGTTTGTACAATTCCGTCCGCAAGATCTTGAATAGCTCTGCCATTTCTGATTTGATTGATCGTTCCATTTCGGATAGCTGATCCAATTGCGTATGCAGACTTGCCAAGACCAAATCCTTCGGCTAATTCCCCAGAAGCAAGCGTCCGAAGATAATCATGTTGTTGCCGCAGGATATTCGATATCATTCCATCACGTTTACCAGCAACTTCTGATGCTAATAATTTTAATAATTCTGTAGGAATAGTATTAAAAGATTGTTGTTCAAACGATGAAATGCCCGTCGCTAATAATTCATCAGCGGCATATTGCTGACCTTGATGAAAACTTGCTCGAATAACATGCTCATCCCAAGTATCAGCCGCTCCCCGCAGTCTGCCAATCTCATTTTCCACTTGCCGCAGTCTATCCTGAGCAAGCGCATATTCATGAGGAGAAGTTGCCAATAATGACGCGGTCAGTTGTTCAGTTAATTGCGCCTCGATGCGTTGATACCAATCCAAAAGTTGTTGTGTTTCTGGGTCAACAGGAGGAGGGGATGCTGGCTTAATAACCTCAGGTTTCGGCTTTGGAAGAATATTTTCCGTATTCGTAGAAGGTTCGGATGCCCTTTTTTCTTTCTCCGGCAGAACAGCTTTTTGTGCAGCTTTTGCGGCTTTTTCTGCATTCTTTTTCTGCAAGTTTTCTGACCACCGTGCCAAGTCTGTAACATACGGAGTATAACGTGCAACGTCAGAGGCAGTTGGAGTATTTAAAACGACAAAAGATTCAGCGAACGCTTCACGATAATTTGTCATAGCATATTGCGAAATTCTTGAAATATCCGGATGGTTTGCGAAAAACTTCTCTTTGTTTCCTGACTCCGGAGGGATAAGATTATATGCTTCTTGAACACTATGCCCAAATTCATGGGTTAATATCGCGGCAATTGTTCCACATCCCTTCGGCCCAAATCCTATATTCGAGTCTTCAGTAAGTACCTTATTAAATAATTTAGGGTTACCATAATATTTAGGGTTCAAGAGTAAGGCTGACTCGCCAGAAGCTTGCGCATAAATATCCGCCGGCATTTTCTCTACACTAATCCGTTGTAATGACTTAGCGACTTTTGGATACTTTTGAGCAAGAATATGGAATTGTTCAATCGTAGGATTTAAACAATCAACATGCGCTTCCGAGAAACCAGTACAAATAATCTTTGGATAATGTTGCTTCATCCAGGCTTGCGCTTCTTTGATTGTTGCGAACTTTCCAGGTTGTAGGCCTTCCTCTGTTCCCTCCACATTCTTTACCACGTTAAGCTGGTCAACTTGAACTGGCTTATTGTAGAGGTTAGGTAGTCCCATTTCATTTGCGAGCTTTTCTGTTTCAGCTCCAGATAATGGGTCACGTTTTTTGACAACATTCAAGAGTGTCTGTTGCTGTTCAATATATCGTGTCTTTAGACAACCAGCCCCTGGAGGCGCATGGTGTATTGCAGCGAAACCTTCAGCGAATGCTTCATTAGGGTTTGTTTGAGAATAATGAGACAATGACGATGAGCCATACATTTTATCAGCGAATGCTCCTGCTAAAGCAGATCCTTCTCCAAGATTTGCATCCGGAGTCCGCATATAAGTTTCAACCGCATGGCCGAATTCATGAGAAAATACGCTTGCAAATGTATTACACCCTTCTGGGTGAAAATCCTCCGCAGCATCTTCTTGCAAGCATTGCTTAAATAACTCCGCATTTGAAAAGTATTTTTCATTCAAATGAATAGCATTCCCGGCATCATTTATTGAAGCATAACCCCCTTCACATTCACCATGCAACCCACGGCCGATCAATTTCATTTGATTCATAACTCCAGGATATTCAATAGCTAACTTATTGATTTGTGGGATTAATTGATCGAGTACTTCAAGCGACATTCCGCCAAAGTCAAAATGCACTGTAGGATATTTCCCTTCGCAGTACTTAATCGCCTGAAGTTGATTTTCAAAATGTATTGACATTAATTTACCTTATGATAAAGGAAAGTTATAATAAAAAAGACTGGCAGCGGAGAAGGCACGCCGCCAGTCACCGCCAATTCCTTTGGCAGTCTAAATTATTCCAAGAGTTTATTCCGTTTCAGTCTTCCGATTATTTTGCTCTTCCCGACTCATTGCTAATTCGGGACCGCCTACCACTCTCACTCCACCATTCCCAGCATGCGGCACCTTCATCGGGTCATTAGCGTATGCCGGAATTTCACGGCCCTTCGGTGTGCCGAAGACATCCTTCTTACTCATAACATACTCCTTATTAGATTAGACAGTTTGTTATTATCGACCACTTTCAATTATTGCAATTATCCCCCTTTTTCTAATTTAATTTCAGGGATAACTTCAGGAACAACTTCAGGCTTAATCTTTGACGGCAAATTCCCTAAATCCGGTTTTTCTACTCCTGCAGTTGCAATTGCGGAAGCTTCATCAAGTTCATCGTTTAATTGCTTCAATTCCGAGTCAACTTGATCTGGGGACCAGGTCGGGTTTGATATTGTTACCGCAGTTTTACGGCTTACCCATTTTTGGAACCCTTGACCGATGCGGGTAGTCAGGGTATCAGGATCTTCGGGAATGACCGTTGGCCACATAATGGCAATATCATTAATAGAATCGCCATATTTACCTTTTCCTAAAGACTGGTCAATTTGTGGGACAGCTCGCATCATCCACTCGAATACTGGGTCCCAATGTAAACGACGCATTTCAATTGCAGAAGTTGGCTTAATTAATCCTAGCATGCGAGCATATCCGGATTCACCACCGCCGCCAACTGCTTTCCCATCAATTGCTGGCGATAACCCGCTTAAGGCATAAAATGCTGCGTCATTCAATTCCCACTGTTTTGCCGACTCGTTTAAATTACCAGTCCAGTTATTAAAATTAATAGGAATAGTATTTTTAGGGTCTTCTCCAGGGTCGCTCATTGTCACCCAGATTTTGCCCAAGTCTAAAGTCCCATCCGGATTCAAACAATGAGCAGGTACATTTAAAGCAGGCATTTCATTAATCACAATAGCAATATCCCGTTGTGTTGCTAACCGTGCCATACTTTTTTGTAGGCTGATGAGCGATTCTGTATAATCAGTTGTCCCTAACCCTTCGCCGGTATTTTCAACAGGACATCCAGGTAAACAATCCATGTTCATCACGGCTTTATCTTTTGGAGTATTGTTAGGGTAGATAATATTAAGCGGTATATTTTCGTCTAAATTCACTCCGCCTAACTGGCTTGAAGGATCTTTTTCCGCGGCGAGGTTCCAAGGGTCAGTAAAGCTGCCAACACTTCCCATTGTAGACGAAACAAGATATGCTGAATTCGTCACCATAACTTGTTTCTTTTGCGGATCTAATTCAAATCGTTCACCGACTTTTACGCGAACATTTTCCCGCCCTTTATATTTAGCCAGCATTTCTTCTTTATAAAAAGTCACGGCCCACGGAGTGTGTCCTTCTAATTCCCACCAGGCAAATTCACCGATATTCTCCCCCCAACGACGAAGAATAGGCATACCTAATCGTTGGGACCAAGTGAGATATAAAGAAGCATAACCAGCATAACTTACGGCGTTTTGTGTATTTGCTGTGAGAGTACGAATAGCCGCATCTTTCAATATTGATTGTACATCATCTTGGCGATTTTTTTCTTCAGCTTTAATATAAGGGAATTGCCGCCAGCACATAGAAGTTAATGTATTTGTTAAGCGATCGCCCAGCCAGTTGTGTGTAACATAAATTGGAAGTTTCCATCCACCTTCGCGGTCATATAAGACGATACAATGCTTACCTTCATACAATGTCCTCATTTGTATGATTCTGCGGTATTCATCAGAATGCTTCTGCGTCCAGAATTTCTTTTTCTCATCTTCAGTAGGAATTGCCAACTTATTCCCTCCACACCAACTTCTCGCATTCTAATACTGATGTTGCTGCCGAACGACCGGTTGTTCGTTCGCCTTCTGTAATCATACAATCAAAAAATTCTCCTGGTCTATGATTATTGCAATGATAGCACATGGAGTCAATAGCGTCGAGCTGTTCAAGAGATAAATTCCGAGTACGATCATTCGCTAATAACCGAAGCACTTTTACATATTCAATACTCCACCGTGGGTCGGTTTCAGGAATATCGCAGACAACTCCTTGAAAAAGTGCCGCGATCGCAGTCCATTTTAGACTGAGCAAATTGAAATCTTTCGTCAATTGTTTAATGCTTACTTCCGCGTCAAAAGAAGCAGAAACAAGTCCATTATTCGCCTGGCAATATGCGGCAAATTTTGTTTGTTCTGATGGAGTCATTGAATCAGTTAATGATGGAGCTTCCATTTGTTACCTTTTAATAGAATCAAGTACTTTCTTGGCTGCAGTGGCTTTGCCCAGTGCCATGGTGAGACCTAAATCATGGGATCGCCCCATCCCAGATTTCGCTTCACGGATTTTATCCTTAGCATGAGCAATTTTGCCGGCAGATCCAGAACCCTTCAGATTTTGAAGTTCAGTTGTCCAGTCGTCAACCTCTGCCTGTAATTCTTTTTGCAATTCTGCATAGCCTTTTTCCGCACTAATAAGTTCCGCTTTCGCTTCATCATAAGCTTTCTGAGCTTCTGCTTTCGTCATGATTTACTCCTTTATATTTCAGGGACTTCTGTATATTATACCATATCCTGATAAAATACAAACCTATATTATCACCGTTAATATAGACAATTACATTCCACGAAGGCGAGCAAATTGACTTTGCGCTGTTTGAGGAATGACACCACGAGAAGATGATTTTGATATCGCAATGGTAGACCAAATTCCATACCGCATAGCATCACACGCATGGTCGTCCTTTTTCACCGGAGCGTCTTCTCCTCGTTCCGCCACTTTCGCATCCCAAGTATATCCGGGTAGTTCATTCAAAAGTTGTTCACATCGCTTATGAATAAGTAATTTATCGGCGCCGAATAATGATGCGACATGACGAATACCATCGACAACAGAATTGTTTGCAAGCGTTATAGGAAGGCGTTCCCGTTTCGCAGCAAGAATAAATGATTTTGCTGATGGGTCTGCATAAATACTTGCAATCGTTGGATCAATAACAGACGGTGATAATGGATTTGCAACAAACCGATGAAGATCCGCGACATATTGCGCATCCGTTTTTTCTGCCATTTCTTTTTGGCTATCCCAGTAATATTCATGTGTCACAATCCATTGCCCTGTATGCAATAATGCTAACTTTATGAAAGCGGAAGGCGCCCCTGTTCCATAGTCAAGACCGACATATCGACGATAGACTTGATTTTCTTGTGGATCAATTTCGGTAATATGTTTATCGGGATCAAACATATCATAAATTGCGTCTTCAGCCGCCGCCCACAACCCCAAAATTAATCGCTTATACCAAACCCCACGAAGTTCTGAACATAACTGTTCCCGAATATCATCAGTTAATGAAGGATTGTCAAGCAAGCCAAAGGATAAATGATATACTCCCCGAAGGTAATCCTTATGTCCAGGCGGCAATGTGCCGCGATCGATAAGATCAAGTTTGAATGTATGCCGTGGTCCTTCAGGATTTCCTGTAATATCAGCTTTTGCTCTAGGGTCAGTGAACCGGGTCTTAAGAAGTTGAATAAGAGGATGAGGAAGCGTCGGCCCTTCGTCAACGGCTGCATAACCGATCGTCTTGCCTCGAATTTTATCGACTGCCCGAATATTATCCCCGCCTAATATACTAAAGGATTTTCCGAATATCTTCGCTACTGTCACACCATTAATATTGCGGATACGTGAAATAAATTCCGGGCCTAATATATCTCTCATTGGCGATAAAATATTTGACTCAACATTGCTTTGAGTCTTCGCCATAAGAATATATAAACCCGGAATGTTTTCTTTCACGCGACGAGGAATAAGCATTTGCTGAACATACGATTTACCGGAACGAGTCGCTCCAATAAACAAATTCCATCGTTGATCCGCATTTGTCATTGCCTCTTTTTGTTTATCCGAAAGGATAATCGCCATGGTTAACCTTTTGCATCCCAGTGCTTCGCGGACGGTTTCATCATCACCGCTCCGCTTTCTGTGCTAAATTAGGTGGACAAATTCTAGGACGGCCAGCAGTTGTTTCTGCATCAAGTGCTTTGCGGACGGTTTCATCAATATCAGTTTATGCTTTGCCTGTAGTTAAATACTCCGCTTTCGCAGCATCATATACTTTTTGTACTTCTGCTTTCGTCATGATTTACTCCTTAACAGTTTTCTTAAGCAGTTAGTTGTAGTTATTGCCCAAACACTCCGGGGAAGCGGTTAGTTGTAGCTTTTGAGATAATCGCGTCAAGGGCACGCTTTGCTGCTATAATGTCATTCCATGCTTTTGAAATAACTTTCCCATCACTATGTGTGGATACTGCCATCTGGTATGCCGACTTCGCATCAGTCCATACCTTTCTCGCTTCAGCTTCCGTCATGATTTATTCCTTTATATTTCAGTGACCTCTGAGGACGTATTCACTCCAGAGGGAGGAGAAGGAACTTTGCCCATCGCGATATCTTGAGCATTGATTAATTCATTCAATTGTGCGCCAAAATCTTCTGTCCGGTCATTAGGTGTTGCATCAAGTCCAAGCATTTCAGAAATGCGCCGTTGAATTGCAATTTCAGAATGAATTGCCCGATCATCCCCCCTTTGAATCCGAGCGAAAATAGCTTGCTGTCCAGCGACTAATCGATCAATCAACCTGGCTTGCCATGCTGCACGGCCGATATTCTGTTCCTCTATCACTCGCCGAAGATATAAATTAACATCCTTTTGGATTGTTAGCGCCGGTACTCTGATATCATGTTCAGTATCTAATAACCGGTCCAGTTCAGCAGTATTATAAATTCCTCTACGACAATACTCCGCGACATATCCACGGCGCTCTCTTTGAATAGAACGATCCACTGGAGGGCGGAGTAAAGGTGTTCCATTTCTGTTGCGGCCATACGGCGCTTCAGGGTCAATTTCTTGTTCTTCTCCTTGTGGGATTTCGTCAGTCATAATTATTCTTGCATCCCTTGGAAGATTCTTCGTGCCGCGACAACCTGCTCATAGGTAACTTTTTTCGGCGTGCCTTTAGACTGAAGTTTTGCTGTCGCCGCAGCCAGTTCTGATTGCCAATATGCTACTTTATTTGGATCACTCTGACGAGCTAACGCAACTTGCTTTGTATTAAAATCGACATCTTTTTTTGCTTGGACATATGACTCATAATCGGACCACTGTTTATTCAAATTGTCATATATACTTTTTGCTTCAGATTTCGTCATCGCCTACTCCTTCATAGCATTCAAAACTTTCTTAGCATCAAGAACTTTCTGCCAAGCTTTATTAATAGCCGCAGTTTGCTGAACGTCTGCCCCTTCGCTTGTCTCAACTTCAAGCTTCGCATTTTTCCAATCTTGCACTGCTTTTTTATATGCAACCTCAGCTTCAGATTTTGTCATGGTTGCTCCTTGATAGCGTCAAGAACTTTCTTTGCGTCAACGACTTTCTGCCAGGCAGTTTTTATATTCGGTAAATTTTTACAATCGGATGTTGATAACCCGATTGTGGATGCCATGGTAGAATGAAATAAATTTTCATAATCGTCTTTAGCTTTTTTATAAGCATCACGAGCAAATTGTTTCGGTGTGCCAGTAATCCCCATCGCTCTGGTAAGCTGTGCTCCAGTATATCCATGTGGCATTTTGTCGCTCCTAAAATGTATTATCCGTCTCTCTAGATTGCCGCACCACTTCTTTATCTACGTAGGTGTCACTTCAGGTTATCTATCAGGTTTCCTCTGTTGCGCTCCAGGCATTGTCTTTGTCCTGTTACGAGAACAAAATTAGGCAATAGGAGACTTGATGTTATGCGCACTTTGGCCTTAGCCGGCTAGTAAAGGCATAGTTGGAAATTCAATCTTTTTCAATATATGGTTCAGCAACGCTATCCAAAACCTTTTTCGCGGCAACAGCAACTTTCAATTTGCTGTCCATATCCGCTTTATATGCGTCAATAGATTTTGCACCCCATTTCATTCCAGCGTTTGATGCACGAACCCATTCAGCTCGAGCAATATCATATTCATGTTTTGCTGTCATATAAGCTTTGCGAGCTTCAAATTCTGTCATAATACCCTCACAGGTTTTCAGTCATTCTCAGGTCGTCCATTTGACGCCGTGCGGCAGTCGCTTTCTTAAGTAAATCCGCCACCATTCCTTGGAGTCTTGCGAGTTCCCCAGTCTTACCAGTATGTATAGAAAGACGTTGCACTTTTTGTAGATTTTCTACTGCTCGTGCATACTCGTCTTTTGCATAATCATATTTATCTTTTGCTTCCTGATAAGTCATGATTTACTCTTTGATAGTTTTATTAAGAGGGACCATTAAATAAGCGAACGTCCCATCAAAAGCAACCCATAAAATACTCCCGGCGGCTTTTGCAGCAACTCCCCAGGCAAATGGCAATGGTGGATTAAAGGCTAATCCTTTACATAAAAAGCCGGCGAAGAGTAGTACCACTTCCCCGCCTTTGAAAAAACCTTTAATCGCATCGTTCATAAAGTTGCTCCCTATGATTGGGTATATATATTACTTATACCCAATCATAGGAAGAGTAAACGCTCCTTATTAAACTTTTTTAGTGATAATAAGAGCGAACTCCGGGATAAGCTTGAAAAGTTCCCCACTAAGAGACACCACCGCGGTTTCAATCGCCGGAATGTTTTTCGTCTTAATCACCTCAATAAGGGCAACCGCTTCAATGATTGCCGCCGCTACTTCAGGAATTTCGAGTTTCGCGCCTTCGATAATAATCTGCCCAGAAGCTTTTGCAACATCTTCCCATTGTTTATAATGAGCAAAAACCGCCACATCGCCAACGAACAATTCAATGGGATGAATTGACGGAGAAGCATCAACCCGCTCTTCAACCGCGACAATATCTTTATCTTCAATTGTGATAATCGGATGAAATAATCCGAGAATATTTTCCTCATGCTGCCAAGCAATACTATGCGGGTCGACGTGGCCTGTCGTCGGATCAACGACAATAATGTTCTGTGACATAATTTATATGCTCCTTTTTGCTGTTAAAGCTCCCGATGAGCTTTTCGCATGTTTTCCCATGCCGTCATTGTTCTACCTTCTGCAATAGGACGAAGTAACTCCGCTCGCATCTTGTTCCCCCGAGCTTGGGCTAATTCCGCTGCTGTTGTTGCATGGGCTATCGCCCTGTTATTGAAAATAATTTCCTCTCGAACTCTCTTCTCTTCCGCCACAGCATGTTCATATATCGCTTTCAATCGCAAAAATTCTGTCATTTTTTTTGCCTGTCATTGAACAAAATGAGGTCATCATTTAATACAGTGAGCTTATCATTAATAGAAGTTAGCGCCGTTTTTATTTCATTTTGATTTTCCGATAAAGCAAGAAGTTTCAAATGATCTGCCGCTGCCCGAAGTTCAGAATGCTCGCCATTATTCTTTTGAGTAATTTGAATAACAGGGAGATAACAGAGTTGAAGAGTATTTGAGATGAAGAGGATAACTGCCATCCATTTTGGCATTCCGAAAGGAATTGCTGACAACAAAACACAAAACCAGAACATCACTCCACTAGCTGACGCTCCAGCCAAGACAAAAATAATTTTATCATTCCACCCTTTACCAGCAAGATTTGCCGCATGTTCTTCATTCACATTCCGATGGAAAATATTATAAAAGGGCGTCATATCCATCACCCGTTCAACTCAAGTTGATATAGAGATTTTAATCGATCCAAACCCATTTCAAAGTGCATGGCATCCGGCGTTGAAAATCCTGCACCCCAATACCAGCCGACCGCATGGAAATATGGATACAAAGCAAGGAGACCCGAGGTAATTTGTGTTGCTCCCCGTTGGGTGAGAATGCCATTGATGGTTAAATCAACCGCATCGCCCCATGAATGATTTGATAATTCTGTTGTCGACCCACGGGTATGCCTGAAGCATAACATGCCCGCCGATCCTAAAGAAGCATACAATTTAGCGTCCTTCGCCGCGACATCTGCAAAGATCGTTCTGAGATCGGCAACCGCTAACCGATCACCTGTTACCCGAAACGGTCCAACAGAAACAGTAACAATTCTCTGCTTCATTACTGGATTTGTGACAGGCGCGCAATTATCCGAAGGATTTGCTCCCGGACTGCCGAATGTCTGCATGAGAAATGCAGCAGACATCGGACTGACTCCCGAGTTAATATCGCCCTTATCTGGAAGTGGAACAAGTGCTGAATAGCCTGCCATATTATTTCACCATAGCTTTCGCGGCTTTCCACTCTTTTTTTGCTTGTTCATATGCGGATTTGAATTGTTCAATGGTCATAATAGTTCGTCCTTTATCCGAGAAGTTTTTTCGCAGCAATCATCGTATCCCAAGCGGACTGACGGTCCCGAATAAGTTGCTCTTTTTTCTTTTCAAGTGCCTCAGTTTTCGTTGAGGATTTTGCACGGTAAAGGTAACCTGGTTTTGACTGGTCAACTGGAGAAGAAGACACGTTAACATCTGCTTGCCGTGAGTGAAGAATTTCTGCATCAAGTTTTTCAATCTCTTGAACAACTTCTGCATACACTTTCTTAGCCTCTGTATATTTTGTTAACTCAGCTACCATTGCCATGACCATCCTCCACCCAGATGAATATTATAGTTTACCCCAACGGGATGCTATCCAAACGCTACTCCGTACAATTCCGTTCACAATTTGCCAAAGTGGTTTGGCTGAGTAGGGCAGCGTCATAAGAATAAAGACCATCGCAATAAAGATAACCATGCTATTCCACCTTTCATCGTCTCATCAATACATTCTCCCCTCTTTCCCCTTCCTCCAAACGGCATTCTCCAAATAAGATCCGCACTCAACGCACATACGTTTTTAATACAAATACCCCCTTTTTGAACTCAAATATATATATATAAATATGTATAAGTATATGTATATAGTCACACACACCACTCAACAATTAAACATCTAGTGCATGCACGCCCAGGATAATCTATATATATAGTATGTAAGTGAAGAAAAATAAGAATTCCTCACAAATATTTTCACATACATACACAAGATGTTCAGTTGTTCAACGGTATGTGCATCCATACAAACACATGACAACAAATCTATCCATTATGCCTGTAATCCTTACTCGATTTCCTTCACTATTACTAAAATAAAACATGCGAAAAAGATATTAGTACAAAATATCACAAATAGCAAAAGTCACTTTTCCAAAACTTCGTCCGCGTAACACCCCCTACACCACAACAAAATTATACAAAATTATCACCTCCTTTTTTGAAACTAAAACTCTCATTTTGAAACCAAAATTCCCTTTTTGAAACCAAAACCTCCTTTTTGAAATCAAGAGCATATGTGTGTGTATAGTAATAGCAATTAAAATAAATATCCTCTGGATTCAAAACAAAAAGACTCTCTCGCGCGCATATATGCCCGTGCAATAAATACATGAATAAACAAAGAAAGAGGTTTATCCGCCTCCCAACAGGGTATAATACCTATACACTGCACACATACACAAAGGAAATATTATGAAAGCAATTCAGGATAATGAGTTATTCATGGCAGCGATCCGTCGTGATTTCAAAGGAAAATGTTCAAGAATTGACTCATGCGAGGACGGGCTGCGGCTACGGTGGACGAAGATTGGCGACATTTATATTACCTATGCTGGCCAAATTTTCAAACGATTTCCCGGGAAAACGCCACAACGCCCACTGGCTATTTTTGAAGAAATTCAATACTTAGCGAAGAACCCATTATTATGGGTAACACGGAAAGAAGTTGAACATGAATATTATGCGTTCGATGCCGTGGTCGTAGAAATTCCAGAAGGCTACTATCCAAAATGTTATACTCCTGAACAATATGCGGCATTTGATGCTCTCCGCCCAATGGATCGAATTATTGGCGGATCACAATTCGGTCGTCGTCTTGCCGAACAACTTGAACCGATGGGTGGGAATTTATGTATACGAGCGAATATGAACCTTCATTTATATACGCCGGAAATAAATGAATATTTGCAAGCGCTGCGGTTCCGGTCCCATGCCTCTGCTGACGCTCCTTTCAATCAGCCATGCGATGATTTAGCAAGGACAACATAAAATGTTGCTGTCTGAAATTAAACTCGGAATAATATATCAAGGCATTGATCAAAAACGAAAAGTTATGAATATTCATAAAAATGGGCACGGGAAAATCGTCGTTGAATATATTGTTTCATATATGCGGTATTCCCCAAGAAAATATATTTGCCTACTTTCTGTATTTGCCGCATGGGCGATTCACGTTGATCCAGAGCAAACATTGCCGATGAAAAAAATTCCAGCGATTCAAATCAAAAAATATCTTCAAGAGCAACAACGGCAGGCAATTATTGATGCGAACCCATTAGTCGTACTTGCACAAATGTCCAGGAGGAATATATCATGACACTAACCGAATTTGAAACAGCGGGCAAAGAACCGTGGCAGGTGACCCAGGCTGAATGGATACGAATACAAATAGAAGAACGCCGACGATTGAAACAGCCAGAAATTGGGGATAATCCAAATGCTCCCTATATTGAATTCAAAATGTATCATGAGGACGAAGTACGAAGAGCCATGAATACTGGAAAACAGGTACCACAGGAGGTAGTCGCGGATTATGTTACAGTCTGAAATTAAAATAGGCGGTATTTATACTAACCATATCTCAACACGGCAAGTTGTTGATATCGAACACCATTTCCGCTTACAAGGGAATACCCGAGTTATTGTTACCTATGTTATTATTAATAATGAACAATTACATACTTGCACATTGTGCACATTCGCCCACTGGGAGGGCATGAAGATATTGCAGTATTCTCCGCAGGAAAGATTATCCATATTACTCAGGGGGCACAGCGGATGTATTATGATCCGGCGGAATTGCGTCCGTCGGTGTAGCATGCGCACAATGTGGACGAGAATATATTGGAATTGACAGCGACCCACAATGGTTATTATATGCAGCATATCGGATAGCGAATGCAGAGATGAGGGAGTAATACCATGACACGATTAGAACTTGCGATTATATATTTGTTAGAGGATAACAAGTATCATAGTCCCGGCGACAACCCCCGAGTTTTTGACACAAACCGCGTGTTCAAAACGAATAATATTATTTTACATAAGCGGTTTATTCTCGAAGATAAAGGGCTGACCCTTTGTGACCGCTATGCTCATGAAACAGATTGGCACAAAATGCCGATTATGCCCTGGAACCAGATCGAAAGAATCGATCACGAAAACGACAAAATTAACCTCAAAAATGGCACCATTGTTTCTGTGTGAAGGAAGGAGAATAGCATGTTAATAGTATTACCGCGGTATGATATACTTACTCCCATCCGGGGGGATGAGCTGTATGATATCGAAATGGCTGGGCGAACGTGTTATAAATCGGAAGCAAAAATCACTTCGGATTCTGCACAAGCTTTCGTGAAAAAATTAATCCGTAGTGGTCATCATGCGATGATTGAACATAGTATATTATCTGTCAGGTTCATTACCGACCGCGCAACGGCAAATGCAATTACTCGGCATCGGAATTGTTCTTTTGCACAAGAAAGTTCGTATTTCTGCAACTACCATAACGCGGGCAATATTGAGGTAATTAAACCATTACGGTTATCTCTTAATGCCGAAAAGATATGGGAAGCAAGTACCCTCGCAGCAGAGTCAGCATATATGGAGATGATTGAACTTGGGGAATCCAGGCAAAATGCACGAGCAGTTCTCCCTTTATGCACAAAAACAGAATTAATTATGACAGCGAATTATAGAGAATGGCGGCATTTTTTAGCAATCAGAACAACGCCTGATAATCATTATCAAATGTTAGAGCTGATCACGCCATTGCTATTAGATTTGCAGCAATGTATTCCTATTATTTTCGACGATCTTTCAAACAGCTGAAGAGAATAAGTTATGCGTAACTATCTAAAAGCTGGGGTAGACGGTCCACCTGGGTCCATACAAGTCTTAAATATAATAGGGCTAACAGCAATAAATATTGTGAAGAGGTTATCTCAAGATAGCGTTGTCTTTGACATGCGCCTGCAAACAGCTAACACAAATGAGCATTGGGGATTGGCCACTAATAAGTTAGGTAGTTTCTTATATAAGAATAACTTTACATATTTATACCGTCCAGGGCTTTCAGCCCACCCGCCTCAATATCGGGATATTGATGAAGTTGCTCAGTATTATTTCATGGGAGAAAAAGTTGTCTTATTATATTGGGGAGATAACGATTGTCAAGAGACTATACAATATATTTATCAAGTCGCTTCTACATTTTAATATGTCTGTTGCTATTCACATCCTTGGGGCAAGGCACAGTATATATTGCGACAGCGTATTGTATTCATGGTAAAACAAAATGTGGACGACAAACAAAAAAGGGAATGATTGCTGTGGATCCGAAAGTTATCCCGCTGAAAAGTTTTGTTTATATCTCTGGCATCGGCCGATGTTATGCGGCAGATACTGGGCGAAGAATCAAGGGGAGATGAATTGACATCTTTATGTCCTCCCGAAGCGCATGCCGAAAATTCGGGAGAAGGCAAATCGAAGTATATAAAGTAAGGGGACATAATGGAACAAGTGCTTATCAGAAAAGACTTCCTCCGCGCAATACAAATTGAACTTGAAAAAGGGCATACTGCAATTATGCAACAACGGGAGAATGAAGAAATGTGTGGGGCGTCTCCAGCTATTCCAGATGATTATATTTATAAAAACATTAACCTAGTAATCGCTATTTTGTTAACTGAGGAAGGAATATAATAATGCGACATATTATACGCATAATAGGCAAAATTGTTTTCTTAATCGCTCTTGGAGCTTTTTTATATGCTGGTCTGCAGGACAACATCCCAGCAGTGACTGCCACGGCTGGTTGGATGTTAGGTGGGCTTGCTGTATATTGTATTGGAAGGTATCCAGTACAGAAAGAAGACGAATAATGTTATATACTTTTAACGGGAAAACTCAGCGTTTATGCGACTGGGCGCGAGAAGAATGTTGTCGAACAAATTATGCAAATTTAGGATTGCGGTTGTCTCACGGGTGGACATTTGAAGAAGCATTAACAACTCCACATTTGAAACACTACCGGCCAATAATAAATCTCGCCCGTGATAAAAATATTTGTGTAGACGCTAAAACACTTTCGCAAACAAGTCTTGCACGATATTATGGAATATCATGCCAACGAATTTCGCAAATTGTTGCAAATGGCAAGAAGAAAATTTAACGAAACAGGAGATAATTATGTGGCGGTTGTGGTGTAAAGCATTAGGCCCTAAAATAAGCGAAAGTAATCGCGAGTCGGATATTGTTGCGATTATTCGGACTTTGATTCTGTTAACTTATTTAATAACAAATAGTGTGATTGTGGCTGGTGTTATCCGTCATTGGAAAAACCCATAATATTGTTAACTAGCTTTATATATGAACACATAATATTGTTAACTAGCTTTTCTTTACGCCCAGTCGTCTAGCAGTAAGTGAGGGGAAGGTCCACTCTCAAGAAAATATTTTTCAAAATTATTCAAAATTATAGGTTATTGTGTTTAGATCGTCGGTCGGTGGGTATAATATATATAGAGCGGGAGCCAAGAGCCCCGACTCAGAAAGGGGTAATTAAAATGCCACGAACAGCTGAGACCTTCGGATTAAGTCAGAGCGAAATCGCAGCCAGAGCCCGCAGAGCACAACAGTCTCGCGAGTGCAGAGCACGAAGGGCCGCCCGCGAAGCCGGGATTGCAATCCCCTCCACTTCAAACAGAGCAACCCGTCGCTCCATCTTCAACCATAGCGTTCCGACGTCTGAATTGACAACCACACTCGGAACAAATGCCGCTGAGTGGTTTGACAACCGAACCTTCGGAATTGAAATTGAATGCTTACTTCCGCTCCAAAACTCCCGCCAAATTCTCATGAACGAAATGAGAATTCGTGGTTTGCATGTGGAAGACAACGGCTACAACCACAACGACTCCACAACCACTTGGAAGCTGGTCAGTGATTCTTCCGTTCGAGGAAGTGGTTCAACTGCTCTTTATTATGGTTGCGAAGTTGTGAGCCCCATCCTTCAAGGAGAAGACGGTCGTAGCCAACTCCGCAGAGCATGTGAAGCCCTTGTTGTTGTTAAAGCGAAAGTGAACACAACTTGCGGTCTGCATATTCACCACGGGACAACAGACTTCACGATCGATTCTTTCAAGAAGCTTGCAAAATACTATGCAAGTCATCAAGAAGAAATTGACATGATGCTCGCCCCGTCCCGTCGCTCAACTCGCAACCCCCAATACTGCGGCGGAATTAAGTGGATGTTAACTGCTTCTCGTCTTCAGAATGCTCAAACCATTCATGAATTCTGTCAAATAACCGGAACCCGTTATGCGTCAGTAAATTTCAGTGCATTCCTCCGCCATGGTACTATCGAATTCCGTCAGCATCAAGGTACTGTGAACTTCGATAAAATCGTTGAATGGTTAGGGTTCGGACAGTCGATGATGCGCTTCGCAGCGAATACTCAAACCGTCTCTTCAAGTTCAATGTGGAATGACCTGCACTGCACTGCCAAGCACCTCGCATTCTGGATGAAGAGAGTTGCTTCATTAAGGAGTGCTGCATAATGGTAACAATCACTTGGCCGGATGGTAAGCAAACGAAAGGGGCTACCATTAGTGTAGCCCTTGCAAAAGCGGATAGATTAGGATCCATTAATCTCGATGCTTATGTTGACGAGATCGCAAGAAGAGTAAAGTTATATAGTGGTCATAAACTCAAGCACGAAGACGCTGAGCAACTTATCCGCGGAATGGCTTTAATCGGTCTTGTAAAAATTGATGAAGGAAATGGTGAAGAATTATGAAACTTGTTGCATATCCCGGAAGCTTTTCCAAAAGCATAAAAAATATGTTGGCTGAAGTGAACGTCAATATCACTTGGATTTTAACCGAAAAAGATGCTCGAATTTGTAAGTTTGATCGCTTATTGTTATTAGGTGGAGCGGACATCTGGCAGGGGTTTTATACTCCGAATGAGAAAAAAATAGCTCCTTCCTTGCGAGATTGTATTGAAAGTCGCTTGCTCGTTCGTGCTCAAGAAGGGAATATTCCGACGCTTGGGATTTGCCGTGGGCATCAATTAATCGCTGCGATGAATGGAGCACAATTAATCCAGAATATTAATCGTGCTGCTCATGAGCATCCGATTATCCCATGCTATCATCAACTTGGATATATTGCTAAAAGGAATATTTTCACTATTCCCCCGCTTGTGAATAGTTTGCATCATCAAGCGGCGGCTGTTTGCCCATCCGGGTTTCGTGTTATGGCGAAGGCCCTCGATGGAACCATTGAAGCGATTGTATCAAATGATGAGCTAACTGCTGGCGTGCAGTTCCATCCGGAAGCAATGTATGACAGTATTATGGAAGCTGCTCCATTACTCTGGTTGCTCAGAGGACCCTCACAAACAGGAGGGGATTAAAATGAAAAAAATTATGCAATATTTGTGGGGAGATTGGGACCCAATAATTCTTCAACATTTTCAGCAGAACTGGGGCACAATGATTATCCGAATGTTCATTATTGTTGTCTTCTTGTATGCGATATGCGTTGTTGTTTGCCTATGTGCAAGAGGGTTATAATATCATGCTTACGTCTGAACGTATTCAACAAATAGAGGACTGGGGAGCATTAAGTATTACTTATGATGAACTCCCCGAATTACTCCAAGTATATTGTGAGAAGTTAGCAACTATCAAAGCGAAAGAAGCATCTCGAATACTTCACTTACGTGCTTTCGCAGAATCGAAAAAAACATTGTGTGGTAAAGAGTTTTATGAAGTAGGAAGTTCTATAGTCATGACATCGTGGAAGAGAACGGCCGCATCCGAAGGATGCTTTTGTGCAGAATGCCGGGAAGTGGAAGCGAGGATTAAATGAGTTTAATTAAGCCGGTTGTTGCAATCTGTGAGATTAATTCCATTCCTCGTTTTGAAGAACAGTGTGCTGAATTAATTAATCTTGAGTATATATTAATGTCCGTAAACTGCTCTTTTGATTCAAAAGATGGATGTTCTGTATACCAGGCTATTTTCGTCCGCCCGAGTGCTATGCCACCGAATAAAATGAAAAGGTAGGATAATATAATGAATACTATTGAAATATGCCAAATACTTGACCTGCATGCAAAATGGTTAATCAATATAGAAGGAGGTCGTAGAGCGGATCTTCGTGAAGCGGATCTTCGTGAAGCGGATCTTCGTAGAGCAAATCTTTGTGGAGCAAATCTTTGTAGAGCGGATCTTCGTGAAGCGGATCTTCGTGAAGCGGATCTTCGTAGAGCAAATCTTTGTGGAGCAAATCTTTGTAGAGCGGATCTTCGTGAAGCGGATCTTCGTGGAGCGGATCTTCGTGGAGCGGATCTTCGTGAAGCAAATCTTTGTGAAGCAAATCTTTGTGAAGCGGATCTTCGTGAAGCGGATCTTTGTGAAGCAAATCTTTGTAGAGCAAATCTTTGTAGAGCGGATCTTCGTGAAGCGGATCTTCGTGGAGCAGATCTTCGTAGAGCGGATCTTCGTGAAGCGGATCTTCGTAGAGCAAATCTTTGTGGAGCAAATCTTTGTAGAGCGGATCTTCGTGAAGCGGATCTTTGTAGAGCAAATCTTTGTGGAGCGGATCTTTGTGGAGCGGATCTTGATTATTCTTGCTGGCCATTATGGTGTGGAGGATCAAACTGTACTGTAGATATGAAATTAATAGCACAATTGCTTGCACATATTAGTACATTACAGTGTGATGATCCAGAATGGGCATTAATACAAAAAACTATTTTACCAATAGCTTTAAAAAGCCATCGAGCTGATGATTTACATGTTAAAGGAAGATAACATAATGACTGCATTAAAAGAACGCATTGAGCATTGTTATGAACTATCCGGACGACTTGCCTTAAATGACCAGAAATATACCCTTGTTCATGGAATTTTGACAAGCCCGTTGACTGAACAACAACTAGCTCATGCTTGGGTAGAATTTGAGAGCAAAGATGGTATAGGTATGTTAGTCTTTGATCCGGTTATGGACATAACTCTCCCGCAACAGGGTTACTATAATCTTTTCAAAGTCACACATAGGACAGTTTATTTAAATAGCGAAGCTATTGAAAATATGACACAACCAGGGCATTTCGGCCCTTGGCAAAAAGAGAAGGAGAATGGTCATGGCTAAACAGAAAAAACATCAACCTATTTCCGCATGGGTGAACACTCCAATTGTTCCGCAAGCGGAAATTATTCCGCCGGTTATTAAAGAGGTGAAAACATATATTGTTCACTATCTTGATGAAATAACCGGAGAAAAAAAGAAAACTCCCCCGTTTACAGATATTGTCGTGGCGAAGACATTACAAATTATGCGCGGCGGCACTATTCGTGACGCTAAAGGGCGCCTTGTGAAAGGGACGTCTTAATGACTCCAAATCCTTATCGTGATATTACTGTCATTATATTATATGCTATGCTGCTTTATTTAGTGTGCCGTATAATAAACTGGTAATATCATAAAATTGATTATTGCGATCCTTTTCAAATATGCTAATTTGAAAAGCAAGAAGGAGGTAGAAATATGAAGTAATATATTCGTTGTCTGCCCTTTAATAAATCAGGCATTACTCCATAGTGATCCGTCAATACGACTACGCTATGGAGCAACCCTATAACGAACAACAAGGAGATCATCATGAAAAAAATTGGAACTATTGGCCGCCAAAGTCATTTTTTACAACTCGCTGCAATTGCTGAAGTATTAGGGGTAAATCTTCCGCCTATCGGTGGTAATCATACTCCTGAATTACCTCGTAAAAAAGTAGAAGATTTGTCTCCATATTCCGGCGTTCCGATGCCGACTAAAGAAGCACTGACGACTGCTAAAATAGCCGGAAGAAAAAGTAAAAAAAATGTGCAAAATAACGTATAATTATACAAATATACGGGTATAATAACATTATATATTATAAGGAGAAGATATGGAAGAGCAACTTTTATCTACAGTTACACCCGTACTTATTATTGAAGGTGTCGATTATTATACGATTGACGATCTTGCATTTGCATTAAAAGTACCAGTACGGAATTTTATTGCAGCTATCCGTCGGGGAGAATTCGGCGGGCGTAAAATCGGAACAGTGTATCTTGTTACTGGGCCGACTTTCCGAGCCTGGATTGAATCTGGAAGACTTGTGTTTAAAACACGGGATTATACAAACCGCAAGAAAAAAGGATAAGGTATGAAGTGTTTTTATTGTGATGATCTTGACGGCAAAGCTTCTGCATTTGTCGTATATCAATGGGCGAAGATTGACAATGAAGCAGAATATCGCCGGATCGGAAAACCATTTCACCCTATTTATGCTTGCGACCGATTGCCATTTGAACAGATTGCTTTAGACGAACAAGTATACATTATTAATTATCCAATAACATCTGGTGATATACTACATTTGCATGACATCACTTCCAATATTACTTGGATTGATTACCACAAAACACGAGCAACCGATAATGTATTCCCATTCTCTATCGCTGGGTGGCGAGCAGAAGGCGCTTCAAGTTGTGTTGCAACATATAAATACTTATGCTGGCAAACAAATGGCGGAGAAGGTATTCCCCATAAAGTAATAAGTTTAGCTGTTAATCCTATACCAGCAATATTATTAATTATTGAGGATAACAATAATAAAATAAAACGATATGGAAATTTGACAAATTTGTTATGTTCAATAATAAAAGAATATGATACCCCCCCCCAAGCAGAATTCTGGGCGGATTGTCTTACTATCCCGCCTATCGCATTAGAGGTATATCAAAACATTGTCGATACCGGGGCAGAACTTTCTTATGATCCTAAAAACTTTCTTACCGCATATCTTCCATTTATGGAGGACGTGATTATATGAAACTTGGATTCAAAGACGGTTGGATTTACGCGTATGGTCGTATTAACGAAGTCGCGGATTTATCCCGAAGTGGAGCACATGTATTTAATAGTGAGACTGTCGCATTGCCGGCAACTCGTTTGAATTTTATGTGCGCCGAAGCAGTTTCTGTAATTACCGCAACATCAGAAGATTATAATATTGCAAGAAGTCAAATAATGGATATTCCGAATACTATTATTGAGACTATTAAAACTATTCTATCAAACGCACATCTTGACCCCGATCAATTCGCTCGGCATCAACTTCAGTCTATTGCTATTGGGTCCTCCCGCAGCGGGTTTTTTAATGGTTCTGAGCAGGGCACTGGGAAAACCAGGGCAGCATTAGCCACAATTAAAGCAGTAGGAGCATTCCGAACACTAATTGCTTGCCCCAAGTCCCTTGTCGGAGAATGGATTGCTGAAGCTGAACGTATCAATATGAACGTTAATATAATAGATATCGGCACTGGATCATCAGCCGAACGGCGTGATTTATTAATGACAACTGAACATGGATTCACACCCACAATTGTTATTATCAATTATGAAATGGCGAATAAATTAAAATTAGAGTTATTCGACTTTCATCCGAATATGCTTATTTTGGATGAAAGTTGGCGATTAAAAGATCCGCAAACATTAGCGTATAAAGCTATACTCCCCATCGCCCGCCAAGCATCATTTCGGTTAGCATTAACCGGTACTGCAATTGGCAATCATGTTGGAGATTTGTATTCGCAATTAACTCTTATCGATCCTACTTTGCGGCTTGGAAGTGCGCATGATTTTCTTGAAGCATTCGGCGAAATAGGAACAATTTATCGTCGTGGAATAGACGGGCCAACACAAATGATGAAAATTATTGGCGCAAAAAATGTCCCGATGCTTATGTCAATTATTGAGCCATTATGGTTCCGGGCTACAAAAACATCATGCCTTGATTTACCTGAGAAAGTTCCTTCTGTTAGAGTAAAGTTCGTTCTACCCCGCTCTGTAAGAGAGCTATATGATCGTGTGGCAGTTGATGGTGATTTAGCATTAGGTTCTTTATTATCTTTATCAGGGGAACGCGTGACAATGTTGCGGTTACAACAAATAGTCGGCGGGCATAAACCAATTGTCAGCGACGACCCTGAAGAGGATACTCGTCTGGAAGAATTGCCGTCGTATAAAATTGATTGGCTAAAACATTTCGCTGCGGATAGATTATTAGAATATCCGAATATCCGTTGTATTATCTGGTGTAAATTTACCGCCGAAATAATAAGATTACAACGAGAATTATCTGCAATTCTTAGAGCAGAAAAAGTTGTTATAGCAACTGGAAATACTTCTAATAGCGACCTTGATAATATAAAATTATCTTTCAATTCCAGAGATGAAAATGGTGTACAAGTTATTGTTGCTCAAATCAAGAAACTTGCTTGCGGGCATAATTTACAGGCTTGCGACTGGAATATTTATTATAGCCACTCGTGGTCATATCTTGAACGGTCGCAATCCGAGGATCGCTCCCATAGGATGGGAAGAATAGGTCCAGTACAATATATTGACTTAGTTTGCGAAAATACAATTGATGAACCAGTATTACAAGCTACCGATAACAAACGAGACTTAGCTATTCGTCTATCCCCAGGCACTGTAAAGCGAAAAGGAAATAATAGTCCGAATTCAAACTAAATATTCTTTAAAAGGTTTATAAGGTGTTCGCCCAGGGTATATATAATTTATGCTAAGACGCAGAGTCTAGCCAAGAAGGAGAGTCGCTATTATGCGCACTGTTGATTGCCCAATATGTGGGAAATCTGTTGAATTTTCTACTATTTTACCCCAACCTCGATGTTCTAATTGTAATGTTATCCTCAAAGAATGCCAAGATTGTCATGCTGTTTATGGTACATTCGGGGAAGCATTTAACCAATGCCATGTCTGCAGAACTTCTACTCCAAATGATCGCCGCCGACAGTCGGAATTGCAACTCCGTCGGAATGCCCAAACAATAAAAATAAGCCGGGTTAGCAATGGGTTTTTAATGACAAATGTTGGCAATGGGCAGACATTTATCGCTATTGATATTGATGCAGTATTCGATTTTGTTGAAGATTTTTTTAATCCAATTGAGGTTACTCCTAATGATAACACAGCCAATTAGTCTTGATACTCCTACAGAAGAATTCGTCCATATTTTAATATACGGTGGACCAGGAGTAGGTAAAACTGTTTTGGCTGGTGGGAGTCAACGGTTACGGACAGTGATTTTTGATGTTGACTCTGGAGCAGTTTCTCTTAAAACATGGCCGACAATTCAACGTCAACTTATCAAATTATGGCCAGTTGGCCCCGATAGTGGTAAGGTGGATTTTATGAGCGGCATGGAATGGCTTTATGCTCATCAAGGTAGTTTTGATCTTGTTGTAATAGATACCGCGACAGAATTACAAAAAGTTTTACTTGCTGAGATTACTAAAGCACATAAAATGGTCGCTCCTGACCAACAGTGTTGGGGGGAGATTTTACTCATGATGGAGAATATTACTCGCTTATTCAGAGTAATGAAAAAGCATGTAATATTCCTCGCTCATGAAGTAAAAGACCTTGATATGGCAACAAATCGTTTAATGTATATGCCTTCTTTTCAAGGGCAATACGGAACGCAATATGCTAAACACTTTGATGCACTCGGGCAATATGGAATTATTGATCAACAAGTAAAAGATCCTGCAACGAGTGTTATAAGTACAAAAGTTGTGCGCTTTATTAGATTTCAGCGCAATCAATTTTCCGATGCGAAAGATCGATTCAATGTTCTTGCGGAATATGAGACACCAGACATCGACTATCTTATCGGGAAAATGCTGAGCGCAATACGCGCCAGTAATTCGAAATAAGGAGAATATTATGGCTAAACGCGCCACCGGTACACCGACCCCTGGGACTGTTGCTTCGCCGACAGTTACCCCTTCAATTCCTGCAGTAAACGCACTGCCGGCTATTCATGTAATGACTGAAAAAGCCGGAACGATCACTTATGATCAATTTATTGCTTCCGGGTGGAAAGACGCGGACTTAATCGGGCAGGGATATATGCTCGCTCTTGCTCCTGTCATTCCACCAACCCCGCCGCCTGCTCCAGGCATTCCTGTCGCTCCAGGCATTCCACTCGTTCCGGGTGTACCTGCTGCAGTACCCGCAGCTATGCCTGCTGGAGTAATCGATCCTTTTGCAAATGTGCCAACAAATGCTCCACCAGCCGCTGATCTTGCAAATCTCGCTGCCCAATTTGCTGCGGCTGGAGCAGTTGCTCCACCGGATGCTGGAGGCAATTCTGACCCTGTTGACCTCGCGTCATATAACATGATGGGAGTGGAAACAAATAACTTCCGTCCGCTTCCGGAAAATCTTGTTTATGAAGCGATTATCACAAAAGTCGCAATCGGCCGTTCGAAAACTGACAAAACCGGTCTAGTCACTATTACCATGCGAACAACTTTCCCGGTGGAATTCGCGGGGGTTACTATCAACGACCCGATTTCCCTTAAAGATGCTGCATTATGGCGTTGGAAGTCATTGTGTGAAGCGACTGAATTGCTATCCCCTGATGGAGCGCGATATATCGGCGATGCTGCTGGCCAGGATTTTGTTGATAATATCGTGAAATTCGGCATCAAACACGACGATTATGGCGGACAAATCCGCAACAAAGTGAATGGTACATACTCCGTCGGCACGGATAGCCCAGAACTTGTCGGTTAATATCAATATTTAATTAACCGATACCGTCATCGCCCACCGGAATTACAGATAGTATTCCGGTGGGTATTTTTCTCTTCGATAACTCTTTCTTCAATTGAGGATTATCCCATTGAAAGCAGAATTAAAAGCAGTATTAGAACGCATCGGTTGGGATACGGTATACGAAGCATATATCCCTAACCTCGGAGCAGCTAATAATAGAGGAGAACGTCGAGCATGCTCCCCATTCCCTGATATATCAGATAGCAATCCTAGTTTTTCTGTTAATGTACAAAGTGGCCTCTGGCGATGTTTTAATAGTGAAAGAGGCGGCGATTTTATTGCATTTATGGCGATTATGCGAGCAGATGAATTCGACAGTGCAGGAAGAGCTATCCCAGATTATGGCAAAACAGAACGCGATCTTTGCCATGAATTTCATGTTTCAAAACCTATTTCAGTTGAGTGGCTTGACGCCTGTCGATTAACACTGCGAAATAGACAAGATATTCGTGATTGGATTTCAAGTATTAAACCATGGTCATTTGAAGTTGCGTATCAATTAAAAATTGGTTTTGATGAAGGAACTGGCCGCATTATTTTCCCAATTTATGATCAAAGTGGTACACTTATTAATGCGAGAATGTACCGTCCAAACATTTCCCCCAAGTTTATCTGGCGAGTGTCTGGAGAAGGTGGTAATTTTGTTTGGCCAAAAGAGGCATGGAATGAAGACCCAGTTATTTTATGCGAAGGCGAACCGGATGTAGTTTCCCTTCGGTCGCATGGTTTTGCTGCTGTATGCGGAACCCTTGGAGCGAATGTCCCTGTACCAGATTTACGTTGGGCGGCAGGGCGGCACATTTCTATTCTTATGGACATTGACAAACCTGGAGAAGATGCGGTTGCGAGATGTGTTTCTGAACTTACAAATATTGCCGCGCAAATAAATATAATACAATTACCAGTATGGGAAGGGCGACCAGATAATGCTGATATTAGCGATTATATAAGGTTCTTATATGTATCCGGTTCGTCCCCCACTCAGGTTATTACTGCCATTCATTACCTTATTGACAATGCGTCGTCTCCATCAGTGCCTACAATAAATAATGAACCAGAGGAGCGGACATTCAGGACAGCAATATGCGCTGAAAATTCTGGTAACCGCATTCAATTCATGGCGAGAGTAACTGCTCGATCTGTAAAAAGATATATATTACCGATAGAAATGCGAGTCACTTGCCAGGGGAGCGGAAGTACTTCTTGTCGTAGATGCCCTATGGTCACAACACTAGCTGGATCGACAGTATTGAATATTGATCCAACATCCTCTGATGTATTCCGAATGATAGAAGTCCCGGAAATAAAACAATTATCCTTCATTAAAAAATCATTAGGCATTTCTCCAGCATGCGAAATGGTGAATATTGAGCCTATTCAATCTGTTGACGTTGAGCCAATATTAATCTCAGAGCCGTTATCCGAACAACAAGATGGAGCTGAAAAGAATTATAGAGAAGCTTATTTTATTCTAGGAGAGGACAGAGTAGAGGAAGGCAGAGATTATATATTAAATGGTACTGTCTACCCTCATCCTGAAGAGCAACTTGGAGTTTTTCTAGCTGATGGTTATCATGGAGCACATAGAGCAACTTTCGCAGAATTAGCTACTCCTGAACTTCTTAATGAATTGAAAACATTCCAGCCTGCTTCTGGGCAAACTGCTTTTGAAAAGTTATGCGATGTAGCGGATGATTTAGCGGATAGCACAACATTTATTTATGGTCGGCGGGATTTGCATATGGCATATCGGACTATATGGCATTCACTTCTTTCATTCAATTTTGCAGAAGCATTAGTAACCCGTGGTTGGCTTGAAGCAATAGTTATCGGGGATACTCGTTGCGGCAAAACTATGACGTTCACTCGCTTAACAGAATTATATGGTTCTGGAGCACTTGTGGATTGTAAAATGCAATCAATTGCAGGAGTATTAGGCGGCATAGAAAAAACAAGTTCAGGAAAATTTTATGCTTTACCCGGAGTACTTCCTAATAATGACGGTGGAGTAATTTGTTTTGACGAGTTTAAATCGATAGGCGGCGGTGATTTAATGGCGGCAATGGCATTACCCCGTAGTGAGGGAATTGTCAAAATATCAAAAATAGTCGGAGCAGAATTTAGAGCACGAGTACGAGCTATTTGGTTGGCTAATCCTGGTAAAGGTTCCCTCGTTTCTCAACAGTCTCTTTCCGGTATAGAGTTAATTCAGGATATTATACCACAACCCGAAGAAATCGCTAGATTTGATTTTGGTATGATTGTAAGGCAAGAGGACGTTTCTCTTCATAATTTAACATCAGTCCATAAAGGAGAAAAAGCTCGGTATAGCAAAGCTGCTCATCAAGGGCTTATTGCTTGGGCGCATTCCACTCCAGCAGTAATGTTTACCCCACAAGCATACGAAATAATAAGTGCTCTTGCTTTGCGGATGTGCGACAAGTATTCGTCGACAATTCCAATTGTTGAACCAGCTGATCAAATACGAAGAATTGCAAGAGTCGCAGTTAGTATTGCTGTTCAATTATATTCTGCGGAAAACAATACGGTAATAGTTAAAGCAGAACATATTATTGCCGCAGAACAAATGTTTGCTATGTGGTATGAACATTCTGCAATGGGTTATCTCGAGTATACGGACACTGTACGAGATAATACAAGCGACGCTATTTCGCAGGATATGTCTATATTCTTACGCCAGTTTAATGCAGAGGATGCTTTATTTATTGCAAAAGAATTGACAAAATTAGAAGTAATTATGCCAACAGTATTGAATGCGATTATACCTGGTGGGCCATTAGCAGTTACCCAAGTTAATCCTATTGCAGTATTACAACGACTTGGATGTATTCGCCCTGCCGAACGTGGTCGCAAAATGGGATATGAAAAGACAGCGACTTTCGTACAATATCTGCGAGATTATATCGCAGAAAGGAGTGAATAATGAAAATAAATCGAAAAGATGAAGATATTCGTTGGGATATTTTGAATAAATATATCTGCGAGATTGCAGACCGTATGGGACTCGCACAGTGGAGATTTATACTCTCGCATAAACGACCGCCAAAGGATTCAGGGAGTATAGCTTATGTACGGTACTCATTTCAACAACGCTTTTTTACCCTCTATTTTTACGATGATTTCTTTACAGATACAGATATGGCATATCTGCGAGAGATTGTAGTACATGAATTGTGCCATGTAATAGAAGCTTCGCGATTAGGCGTGGTAGACGCACTCCGAGAAGAAGATATTATTAGCCAAGCATTCTGGAAGTCATGGTGGGGACATTACCATCGCGAACGCGAGTTAGCTATTGATGCTTTTTCTCGCCTTATTGCTCCACAAATGCCATTATTGGATTGGACAAGCATATCTTCAAGAAAAGGAAGATGTGCTACGAAAACGAAAGGAGTGAATAATGTGCTCCGCCTTTAATTATGATGCTGAAAGAACTAGAAAGCCGTCTTCTTATTTCAAGGTTAGCTGTATGCGCTGTGGTAAACTTGTTTCCAATATTAATATTCAACAGAGTACTAAATACTCGCCGTTATGCTATGATTGCCAAGTAGCATTAGGGAAAGAATTCCCGGATTCAATTCCTATTCTTTGAAATAATCTTAAATTAGCCAAAACTGCGTATAATTATATGTAATTAGGGTATAATAACAATATGAGTACTGGAAAATGGGTTTTTGTCAACGGAGCTTTTGTTAGAAGGGAACTTGTAGAACAAGTTCCTAAACTTCCTAAAGTTCTCAAAACAGCTGAATGTTGTGATAATGAAGAAAAAGTTCCCCGTCGTAGAAAATGCCGGGAACCAAAAATTATTATCAAAACATGTGGTACCTGTAATCACCTTGTATATTCCTATGTGATGAAGTTACGCCATATCAGCGGAATGTGTAGCAACTACGCTGAGTTAGGCGTTGCTAACCACCATGTTGCCGACGAACCTGCAGACGATTGTCCAGGATGGAGGCAACGGCTTGCTTCAAAATTAAAAAAAGATGAAGCGTACGCTTCAGAAATGCGGGCTTTTTTCGCGAATTATCGTGGGCCAGCAGGAAGAAAAAGAAGGTAATTATGGCGGTTGTTATTGATGCGAAATTTATGACAGATCAATTCCGGAATTTATTGTCTCCTATCCCGTATAACGTTCCTCAAAAATATGTGAATGCTTTTCGCATTGGGCAACTCGCGGCTTATCGGCAATGTTCATTGGAAGATAATCCGTATAAGAGATGTGGTCAAAAAATTTTTTGGCAGCAAGGATTTTTACGGCAAACAGATTTTCAAATCTGCGGAAGGTAAATAAATTATGATCCATTTGCACGGGCATCAAACGACATCTTTCCTTGACGGGTATGGCACGGCTGATCAAATTATTGACCGAATTGTTGAATTAGGCCAATCTTCTATAGCAGTAACTGATCATGGCAATGTATTCGGCCATGTACCAGTTGCTCGGGCAGCAAAGAAAAGAAATATCAAGCCGATTTATGGATGTGAATTTTATATTGTAGACGATATAACAAAACGAGAAAGATTTCAGGCATCCCTTGGCGTGAATGCTTTCCCTCATGTGACTGTCCTTGCTGCAAATGCAATAGGGTATGTAAACCTATTAAAATTAAGTCGGTTATCTTGGGAGAATGCGTATTATAAGCCCAGAATTGATTGGCGAACCTTATATAATAATCAAGAAGGGCTAATTGTATTAACTGGATGCGCAAGTGGCTATCCTACTCGATTATTACAATCTTCTGGGTACGATGCTACATGTGATTTTATTTATAATGTTTCAAAACATATTAAAGCATTATTTATTGAACTTGTTCCTCAGCCTGATTATGATGTAAGCCACCTGACAGCTGATGCTATAACACGGATTGCCGCCGATTTACAACTCCCTCTTGTGCTAACAGCTGATGCTCATTTCCCTCGCCCAACAGATTATGCTGCACAACAAATTATGTTACGTGCGGGAATGAGAAAAAAGATTACCGATATTGACATTGGAATACATATTCCTCCTTATCAATATTATTGTTCGGCAGAGGAATTATTTGATCGAGCGCAAGCAGTTTGTATAAATACTCCTCCCGAATGGTTAAGGCAAGCTATTATAAATACGGATATTATTGGAGAAATTTGTCGGGTGATAATACCGCAAGCCGAACCTGTCACTTTCCCTACAATTCCAGCGAACTTTGCAGATTCAGGAGCGTATCTTCTTGATTTAGCGCAACGAGGGATAGATACCCGTAAAATAGCTGGGCAGATACTCCCCGGAAAAGAATCTGCGTATGCTAACCGAATGTGGTATGAATGGGAAGTAATTTGCCGCCGCGGTTTTGCTGATTATTTACTCGTCGTAGAGGATATGGTCCGGCATGCTAAAGAGCGGAATACCGTCGCAGCTTGCCGTGGATCTGCCGGTGGTTGTTTGCTGCTCTGGCTAATAGGAGCAAGTGAAACTGACCCAATTGCCCATAATTTATCATTTGAAAGATTTTTTGATGATACCCGAGTAGACCCGCCTGATGTGGATATGGACTTTGAACGCGGAGCGAGGGATTCTGTTGTAGAATATGTTTTTAATAAATATGGTAGAACAAAATGTTCTCAAATCACGGCATTATCTCAGCTTCATGCTCGTCAAGCATTGCAAGATACAGCATTCGTTTTGAATATTCCACGAGCGGAATACGCAAAATTATCCGATACGCTTACTGCCGATAATGATAGCGAAGAACAGCTTGATGATACGATAAATGCGGATGCTATTTCTATTATATCAAAATATCCACAACTTGCAATATTCCCAAAACTTATCGGACAATATCGGCAGTCTTCTGTAAATGCCGCTGGTCTGCTTATTTCATCTCGGGATTTAGCAGATATGATTGGGGTTGTTATTAGCAAAGATGGTAAACCTGTTGCTGCAGTTGATAAACGAGGAGCGGCGGATTTAGGTTTCCTTAAGATGGATGTTTTATCGGTCAACGGACTTGACATTATTGGAAGAGCATTGCGAAATATTGGGAATGGAGAAGTAAATTGGATTTACCATATTCCGTTGAATGATCAAGCCGCTTTGCAAGAAGCAAGGGACGGACGCCTTGCTGGTATTTTCCAACTTGATGGGTCATCAGCAACCCGGGTTATAAGGGAAATTGGAGCAGACACATTTGAAGATTTAATTGCTGCATCAGCTTTATGCCGTCCTGGACCTGCAAAACTTGTACCTTTATACGCTTTACATAAACGGGATAATATAACCTTCCAAAGATACTTGAATCATATTGATCCTAAATGTCAAACGATTGTTTCAAGCACTTATGGAGCTATTATTTATCAAGAGCAAGTAATGAGGCTTGCTCGTGAAGTTGCAGGGTTTGAATGGAAAGATGTTCATGCTTTACGTAAAGCGATACAAGTTAAATCCGGGTTTAATTCGGAATGGGAGCAAAAATTCATAGCGGGTTGTATAGCGAATAATCTCTCTTCAGCCGAAGCAACATCATGGTGGGAGCAAATAGAAGAATGCGGCGGGTACTTATTTAATCTAGCTCATGGCACAACATATGCTCTTATAGGATATTGGATGCTTTATCTTAAAGCGCATTTTCCTGCACAATTTTATGAAGCATATCTTGCTCTTGATGATAATGAATGGACACAAAAACGGTTGATTAGAGAATTCATGGGTTTAGGTGGGCAAATTGATATATTAAATCCACAATATTCAGGAGCATCTTTCAGAGCAGTTACCGATAAATACTTTGTAGGAGGATATACTGGGATTAAAGGTATAGGGCAAAAAACAGCTGAAAAGTTGGCCACTGTTGCTCCATTCGCATCATGGGGAATAATGCTTGCCGCGATGCCAAAAGCTCCTAGAGAAGCATTAACTGCTGCTAAACCGACAGGTAATGCTCCGTATAATATCCAAAAACTTATACGGTTAGCTCCATGGGCACCAGTGCCTCATACAGATGAGGTGGAAAGAGAGAAACGAATTGCTAAACAATTATATCAACCTGGACAATTACCGTTCGGGTCTCCAATAAATGATATCGGCATTGCAGGATATGTTACTGTAAAAGAAGTTAGTAATGACAGAGCCTATATTGTTGTCGAAGACGAAACAGGAGTTATTTTGGCAAAAGTTGCGGCGAAAGATGCTCCTCGTTTACTGCCATTTTTCAAAGAAATTTTAGTCAGTGATTATGTTGCTGTTGCTGGCTGGTGGACAGGCGATTGTTTATTTGTCAGAGGGATAGAAGTGTTAAAACGATGAACAGCCAATACAGTTTAGTAAACATTGCACGCGAACAATGGGATGATAATGATATTGTTCCATTATTTACAGTGCTAGTCGAGAATAGCTTAGTAAGGTATGCCTGGTTATCCCCGGAGGGGGAATTATTCTGCTGTTCTCGTGAAGAACATATTCGACTACAGATCACTCTTGAACGTAGCCGTGGTATTACTGATTTAGAGCAAGCTGGTTGGATTAAATTATGAGATGAACCATGGGCATACGGTTCTGGGAAAGGAATATGGTGGGAAGGAGATAAAATTGCGACACAAGCACAAATAAATGTTATCTGCCAATGGTGTGATTCACATAATGAAGAGTTGCCAGAATGGTTAGATGAAATGTTGCATATTAATAACAAAATTGGCACTTTGTTATCACCGCCAATAATAAGAAAGGGGAGAAATGAAAAATAAACGTATTCATGAATTGCGCAAATTAGGGTATGGCCAAGTAACTCGTGAAGAGTTTTTCGAATTACTTGATATAGCTGAAGGTATACAAAATACTCCTGCTGAAGCAGAATTAGAAAAAACTAAAGATGCTTTAGCAAAGTTGACAATAGAAAATAAGCAAAATCAAGAAACAATAAAAAAATATAATAAAGAATTTTGGCATAATAATGCAAAATATGCTGACCTTGAACATAAATATGAAAGTCTTTTTCAAACTTATAAAAATATTGTTCAAGAACTTGCAAATTTACGATCGAAAAAATGGTGGGAATTTTGGAGGAAGACGAAGGGAACTGCCGATGTTTAATATTAGCAAACTACTCTGCAAATTGGGGTGGCATGATTATTGGTGGAGTACTGAGAAAAAAATGTTTTTTGTATGAGTTGTGGGAAAGCTAAAGGGAAGGGGGAATAACGTGTTAAAATGCGAGCGGTGTCAATGCAACTATATTTATTATATATGGAGTGATTGCACTCCATCTTTATGCCATGATTGCGTGGCAAATATGAGAAAAGAAGACATAAATTTGCAAACTAAAATTAGGGAGCTGGCGGCGGAACGGGACGCGGCGCGGGCAGAGGTAGAGGCGCTCAAGGCGTGGCAACTAAAAGTGTGCGACGATGTGACATCTATTGTAGATGACCTAGAAAAGGCGGCATCAAATTATGATTTTGAGAGTAGGGCATACAATGAGATATTTGAGCCTATGGCCGGACTCAACCGCATAATAGCGTTGTCATGTGTCTCCGATGCGCTTGCCACCTACCGGCGCCTACAACTCGCCAAAGAGGTCGCGGAATTTGTAGCAGACTTTCAAATTCTGGAGTTGACAGAATCGGAGACTATCAAATTTGCTCAACTTGTTGACGCATGGCGCAACCGCCAGTAGAAAAGGAGAATGGGAGATGAATCAATCTATAGCTGAATTAAAAGTCACTATTATCAGTAATCCGTCGACATTATTGCCGATGTATATTGCTGCTCGGACCTGTTATGCAAAGGGAGGAATTGAATCACTTATACACGATTCTGTGCATAAAAGTGAAGATGAAATGTATGCCTTTTTGCAAGAGAAGATCATCTCCACTGGACATTGGAGTATGCTCGAAAAACTGCAATTTGAGATTGGAATTATCGGAATTTCCCGAGCGTGTTCACATCAACTTGTTCGACATCGACTTGCAACATACGCTCAACGGTCCCAAAGGTATGTTGATGAAGGGGAGTTCTCTTATATTATACCAAAACAAATTCAGGGAAATCCTGAGGCATGTCTTTTATATAACGACACAGTCGGCATAATCCAAAACGCGTATAAACGACTAAGTATGATGCTTCAGGATAGCGGAGCTAACAAGCGGCAAGCTGGAGAGGATGCCCGTTATTTGCTGCCGAATGCGTGTGAGACACAAATTTGCATGACAGTAAATGCGCGTGAGTTAATATTAATATCACGGCAACGAATGTGCGGGCATGCTCAAGATGAAATTCGTCGCTTGTTTGAGGCTATTGAATATCAACTATCCGGGGATGGAGCATCATTAGCTTCCAATATGGTAGCGGAACTTATGGGGCCACCCTGCCAATTTAATGAATGTAAGCACCCTTGTGCGCTCCAGTATTGATTAGGGAGAATAATAAAATGACCTGCCAACGAATATCTATTCCTCCAGGAGGGGTGGATTTAGAAATTATATTAACCTTTCCATATAAAGGGCGTTATACTTTTTTACAGACCGTGGAAGGTAAGTGGTGTGTAAAAAAACGTCATTATGCGGGGGATTATATGTGGTTGACAAACAACGGGTGGCGACTCTTGTCTAAACCAGGTCCGTCAATAATTTATAAGCATGCTCGTCTATTTAATAGTTTTGCAATCACAGCGAGGACAGTACTACGATTGGCGAAATGTTATAAAGAGCGGTATAGGTTCCGAAAGGAAGTTAACGAATTCGTTAAAGCGAATAACTCAATAGGAGGATATTAACGTGAAAACACTAAACGACATCGATCATTTGAGTGCAAGCTCAATTGAATCATTTTACAAATGCCCACGAGGTTGGGCAGCACATTACCTGGAAGGTATTCCTGATACGTCGCCAAAATTATATGCGGATATCGGCACGGTTTGCCATGAGGTTTGTGAGCGGTTTATCACAGAAGGAACTGATCCGCTTTCTCATCCTACATTCAAATTAATTCCTATAAAAGAGCGACAAAAATTGCTTGATTATGTACAATTATTGAATGAATTAAAGGTCCGTCCGATGCAAACTGAACTAAAATTTTATGTAGATATTACTGGGGGGGCTGCTCCTCCAATTTTAGGGTATATCGATATCTATACAACCACGGCAGATGATGCTATTCTAATCATTGACCACAAGTCAAGCCGTATGCCAGAATCTTCTGAAGATTGGCAACAAAAAATACAACAACGACTATACCCCGCTGCAGTCCGGAAAATGATAGGCAATCCTTTCCAGCGGATTATTACTCGGATTGGCTACATTAACCTCGGATATTTTGTCGAATGGGAGTCGCTACCTTCTGAAGATATTGGGATTTCTAATGAAGTACGCAACATGTGGGAGCAAGTTACTGCAATGGAAGCACTAAGCAGTCTGCAAGGAGACTCATATAGTGGGTATCCAGAAACTGTTCATCAATATTGTGCCTCATGTCCACGGCATGAAATGTGCGGTGAATTTGAGAAACATTTTACAACATTCGCTGCTTCAAGTGCTGCAAAATTATTGCCTGAAGAGCCTATCGACCGTTGGGAAAGATTAAAAGCAATGGCGAAGGTTATCGCGGCATTAATTGATGAAACTGAGGAGCAGGTACGAGAAAAAATCACAAGCAATAAGGGGGAATATTCCCATGGCGATAAGGTGTTCACTCTTGAATTTGGGTTAACTCGTAAAGTAGAATTTTGGCCATTTTGGCAAATATTAACTACTGTTGCAGATGAATATGATCCGGAGCTTATGGACAAACTACAGAATATGTCAAGTGATCTCTTTACCGTAAAAGTTGGCGGTATAGATAAATTGCTTGCCGTGGTTCCAGAACTTAGGGAATTTATTAAGGATACTATTGTAAAAGTCCCTTCAGAAACTAGTTCTATTAAAGGGAAAAAGAAAAAATAAAAATATCAGAAAGTGTTTGGGTCTATCTGAAATTGGGTACATATATATATAGTTGACTGCTGGTGGCCATGAGCCACACTGTCCCGTAACTTGGCGGCAGTCAACTATAAAGGGTCAATGCCCCCTGCCCATTGGGTGACATAATAAAAAGGGGAGCTAACAAAAAGGAGTCTACCATGGCCAAAAGTAAGCGTATCATCCCTGTGGAGGATGCACTTTCCACCGCTCAAGGAGCGGAAGTAGAAGCAGAATTGGAAACTGCTCCAGAAGTTGAACCGGATATGGAATTGCTTTCCGAAGCAGATCGGTTAGCCGACCTGCAGGACGCTGAGCAAGAACTCCAGGCAGTAGAAGGTGAAGCAATCCCAACTCCTCCTCGTGCTCGTGCTCGCAGAAATGCGGCAATTATCACTCCGACGACTATTGGCGGTTCGGAAGATATCAACGTCGATATTATGCCAAATATGCCATGGAGTGATGTGACAAATCATCGTGTTGTTCATACATCATTGCTCGCTATTGAGGCTGGCGTAAATCAGGACAATCGTCTTGTTCTGACTACTCCGGAAGATGGTGTTGTCGGTGGGTTGACAAGCCGTAGTGCTATCGAATTCGGCTGGCTTGGCGTATTCCCAGCTGATTTTATCATGAAATTATCCCCTCGTTTGCAAGCAGAAGTGATTAACGAACGTATTCAGACTGCTCGCCCTATCCCTCTGAACCTCGTGATCGATGATCAAAATGTTCAGCACTTTACTCATGGTTCCCGGGACATCACTTCATATGCGGATTTGGCACAGACATTCTATAATGTTTTCGCCACGCATGATACTCCGACCATCAAACAGTTCCAGATCAATGATGACGGATTGCGGATTGTTCTGACTGGGCAACGTCAGCAAATGATTACCCCTGTTGTCGGCGATATTCTGCAAATGGGCGCATCACTGGTATTTGCTCCTGGCCGCAATATTGAGATTGCGTTATATGTGGAACGCCTTGTTTGCACGAATGGCATGGTCAGTAATCAAAATGTTTTCGGCTGGTCTCAGCGAACAGCAACTGGGCGCAACCATCAACTTCTCTGGACGAATGTCGCTACTGAAGAAGTGTTCAACCAGTTCGGAGCAATAGTTGACAAAAGCCGACAAATGGCTGCGATTGCTTTCGACGGAGACTATCATACTGTGCTTCGTGAACGGACTAAAGCAATGCGTCTTTCTGACCGTGCTTTCCCGCGGATTCTTGAGGCATTCGAGCAAGAGCCGGGTAATACCGAGTGGCATTTACTCAATGCCATTACCCGCTATGCAGCTCATGATGATACTGTCAGCGACAATCATAGTCGGGAAATTCAAGCGGCGGCAGGAGCATGGGCAGCAGGTTTTGATATGGTTAATGCCCGCATGCCTCGCCCGATTGCAACTCGAGTTGGAGCGACAATCCTCGAAGTTTAACTGCAGTAAAGTCGACTCCAATACGGAACAGAATCCTGAAGTATTTACATTATTAAAGGGTTCTGTTCCGTGCCAATTCTAAAATTATAGGTTATTGGTCTCTTACAGTATTAAAGCAACTAAGGCTGTAGTGCGCCTATAATTTTAAAATATCTTCGATATTATAAGGGGAATTATGGATAAACTTGAGCAAATTTTTATTATGCAAAAGAATCTTATTGATCGATACCGCAAAGACGGCATCGGCAATAATACTCCAGAAAAACGCCTTGAGCATTTGCAGCAAACCGCCCAAGCGATTATCATGGAAGGCGCAGAATTGCTTGACTGGCTACCGTGGAAGCACTGGTCAGTTAAATCAGGCAATAAACAGATAGAACCACAAGATTTTTTAACTGAGCGGCATATTGCCGAAATCAAAGTTGAAGTTGTCGACCTGATTCACTTCATCGTTGAAGAGGCAATAAATCTTGGCATGACAGCCGATGATTTTTATACGGCTTATATGGCAAAGCACGCTGAAAATCATGTGCGACAGGATACCGGCAAGTATTGAGTAGGAGGGGAGAATATCCATGGTCCATGATATCAAAAACAAATCGCAAATGCGTAAATTATATTATGCAAATGAATTTGGCAACCGTTGGCCAGCATGGTCATTATCCGAATATATTAGCGGCGGGTTAAATGATATAGTAGGGCTGATGTATAACGGCATCCCAGGAGAAGGGTCAAAATTCCCGCACTATTGTGAACCTTTTGGGCGGGAAGATATCATTAAACTCGCCACAGAATGGGTACGGCATGGAGCGAATTTTGATCTTATCACTGCTTCGGCATGTGATAATAATGTCTCCAGATTAGTGCAAGGTGAAATAACGCTCACTGGGCCATTATATCGTTTTCCTGTTGATATTGAATTATACATATCTGCGGTTAATAAAATAATGAAGCATGCTCTTGCTGAAGGTGGGTATACCGTAAACCGCCATGAAGCAAGCCAATTATTATTGGATGCTATGGACCGTGCATCATTCGCTAACCTTCGCCAATTATTCTTCCGTTGGCCGGATCATATTGTGGAATTCACATGTTATCCTGTGCCTGTCGGTATTCTTAGACTCAACACTGTGTTCTGGGAAGTCCGAAAATACTAAAGGAGTATTATGCCAACCGATAACGAATTCGAGTATAAAGACAACTATGAAGAATTTTGGGCGACCATAAAATCCCGAAGACGAATAGAGAACACAGAATTAACCGCGATGTTGGATAGTTTGGAACTTGAATTAAAATTAAAAGAACCTAACTATATATCCATTATAATAAGAGCAGGAACAATATTGCGGCAATTCCTTTATTATAACAGTATGCCAGAAGGTGATCGAACAATTCTTATTTATGATAGGATTATCGCAAGATGTCGAGAGGCGTTAAAGATATGACAGAACGAGATTTATATCCTGGAATTCTTGCTGGAGCAAAAGCTGATAATATTTTGCTTTGCCGTATTGCCGATGGACAGAATACTGGCAAAAAGCCATTTGATATATTCGGCATCGGGTGGGGAGGTATTGCGATCGCAATAGAGGTAAAAGTTTCAAAAGGAGTTTCGTTAACCGGAGAGCGAGCGATGAAACTCCTTTTGCCTCACCAACAAAATTGGATTAGGGCGTATGGCATTTGTGGTGGGTTGTCTATTGTTGCAGTATATTCTGAAATTACCCATAGAATTTATATATTCGGACATGATGAAGAATATAAATTTATGTTGTATAAGGAGAATAAAATATGGCGAGGATGGCCGGCTGCGATTAGCATTGCAAAAAAGTCGTCATACCGCAAAGACTATAATGTATTATCAATTGTTTAAATTAAAATTTAAACTTTAATACTCCGATAAGTTTCAATACCCATGCGGTTATTACTGACCCTCCTATAGCCCAGATAACTTTCCCTAAATTTTTTGTGCCTTTTCTTTGCTCTGATTCATTAGAAAGTACTTTGATATTTGCTGTGCACACTGCGCAGGCAGCAATGAAATCCTCCACTCTCGTTGTAATATTACCTAATTGCACGGCAAGTTCTGAAAGTTTTGTATTATTATCTTTTGCTGAATCAGTTAGTTTTTTTTCCATCAAAGCAAAACGTTCATCTCCTATTTTCAATCTATAAGCGATAACCCCAAGCGCTCCCTCAATCCCAATAGCTCCTAATTTCGCTGATTCATTTGCGTCTACTCGTTCTTCTTGTGCAATTTGCTTATCATTATGAGAAATAAGTTGATCATTATGGGCTATAAGTTGATCATTATGAGCAACCGTTCTTTTATATTTCCGTGTTGCTCTTTTCATTGTGATTTTAGGAGCCGTTATACTCATTATTGAATATGAATCCTTTCGAATAAATTATGATGCTTGTTGAACTGCAGTAATAATACCACCCGCCACAGTGATTGTCCCATTCTGTGATGTGCCAATACCTACAGTATACGTCCCATCAGTTATGGGAGTAATACTTGAATCTGCTGCGACCTTTGCTAGAGTAATTCCTGTTAAGTTTGAACCATCAATAGCTGGCAGTTTGCCATCAGTACCCGGTAATACAAGCTGTGGCCACGTTGAGCCATTGAAAACATAACATTTACCATCAGTTAAATTGCAAGCAATGACTCCCACATTAGGCCGCGAATACGCCCAGCCAATACCATTAGTATATGTTGCGATAGAATTTGATGTGGTAAATCCACTCCCTGCTGTTCCGTTGATCAGCACTTTCAACCCGTCTGATGGGGATGGGGCTGTCAACTGCACTGCTTCTACCATTATAGGTTGGCATTGATTTATGTCATAATCAATCAGTTCGATAATAGTTGTCAATGCCTCCCCAAGGCTTGTACAATCTTTAAGCTCAAACCCCTGGTCTGGATTATCATAGGTAATGGCGTCCACATCCATTGTAGTAGGGATATCTGCCGCTGCCGCGCGGCTCGTATCCGTAGGATGGACATGTCCAGCATCAGCGACTTTTCCTATGCTGCCCGCAGCTTGCGTCCCGTCCATTTGAATATCAGTGGCTGTCTGGTCGATAACCGGAATATCAGTTGTCGCTGCCCGACTTGTGTCTGTCGGATGCACATGTCCAGAGTCTGCCACTTTTCCTATGCTGCCCGCAGCTTGCGTCCCATCCATTTGAATATCAGTAGCTGTGGTATCAATCGGTGCAGTTATATAATAATAACCGTTTGACCCTCCTAGATTATAGTAATACACGAATTTGTTCAACGCTGTTAGAAAATAGATCCCAGCAACAGTCATATCTACTAAATTAGCTACAATAAAATACGGTGGTAATGCAGTTGTCGCAGCCCGACTAGTATCTGTCGGATGGACGTGCCCAGAGTCTGCTGCTAACCCTTGAGACCCGGCAGCTTGTGTACCATCCATTTGAATATGCGCTGCCGTCGTGTCCAACGTTACCCCACCTGGGACTAGGGCAATGATCTCCCCGAGCGTAGTGGATTTCTTCGCCCCGCTTGCAGCGCTATCCTCAATCAATACTACATCAGCATCAACGGGCGCGGCTTTTGCTGTGAATGAGGAATAATCCCCTGCAGCGCGTTTGAGTTGTGCATCATTAGTCACTGCGGTGAAGTTGGCTGCTTCTGCCCGACTTGTATCTGTCGGATGGACGTGGCCGGCATCAGCGACTTTCCCGGTGGACCCAGCCGCTTGCGTCCCGTTCATAGCAATGTCTGTAGATGTTACATCAATAACTGGGACATTCAAATGTTGCTCGTCGCACTGCACCACATAACTGATGTTCGTTCCATCGTTACACAACACCGCCGTGATGGTCATCATTACCCATCCGCCATACGGAACGGTCGTCATATCAAATGGCGTGCCCCCCACCCAGTCCCAGTTTCCCGCGGCATACCCATGTGTGGGGAAGGTGACGGCATAGGAATATTCGTCAATGATACGCAACGTCACCTGATCCCCCAGCGTGAAATTGGCGCAGATGAATGTGCGCCCCGGCCCATCAATGAAGACGGATTGCATACGCCCGATTGACGGCTTGATGGTAAATGTGCCGTCATTCCACGCCGGGGAACTGCTGCTCGCACCGGCATTGTCGTACCATTGCACACCTAGCGGCAGGTTTACCAGTTGCGACCCATCCGCTACCGGCAGTTTCGGCGTCGGTGAACTGCTGTCGAGTTGCACCAGTTGCCCGGCGCCGTTGAATGATGCCAATAAAGCAGCAAAAGCAGAAAGTAATCCATTTAAAGTAGTGATACCATTAAATCCGGAAGGTGGTGAATCACAAGCAATATCCGCGACATCAGGAACCCCCCAAACAGGAGCAGCAGATGCTGAGCCATCTCCTATTTGTTGTAAGAATTTTTTTGTAGTGGTTGTATTACCGGATAATTTCGCTATTGTTGCAGACGCAGAACCATAAACTAAATCTCCTAAAGCGGTGATGGTGGATAAGGTAAAAAATCTGTCAATAGCGCTTATCAAACTCGTAGCAAGATACCATACATTTAACGAACTTGGAATAGTCAAATCTGTACTACTCCCTGTGATAGTGGTATTACTCGCAGAGGATGTAGAAAGCAAATCAGTAGTAAGAAATTTGTTAATAGCAGAAATAGCAGAAGCAACAAACGATTGCACGGCGTTCTGTGAAGAGGTTATCGATGTTGAAGGTGAACTGCCTCCAAGAGCGGTATCGTCCGAAACAATTGGAATCGCTCCACCAGGTAAATGAGTCCAAATAAACCCAGCTCCGGATTGCACTGATACGCAAATATCAAGTACATTCCAATTCGTCCATCCGCCAATATTGTATGTTCCAGCGGCATTACAGCGATAGAAAACATCTCCGACTAATGGTGTAGCAATAATCGTACCACCAGAGGATGAATCTAATAATGTTATATTGCCAGTCTCGCCATTAAATGTTCCAAGTAATTGCCAATGCACATCCCCAGAATCCCCCGCATTCGCAGCAACATATTCTTGTATTGCCGACTGAGTAGCTGCGATTGTTGCTGATGGAGTAGATCCGCCTAATGTAGAGTCATTTGAGATAATAGGATCGTCTCCGTTAGGTTCATGAGTTGATGCATGATTTGAAGGGGTAAATGCACTCGGTTTATCAGAAATAGCACTCCATGCGAAAGATATGCCGCTTAATTGATTTTGAATTGCATACCAAACATTTAACAAAGTTGGCACATGGGAATCACTCACCAATGCACTGGTAATTGTTGTATCATTTGATACAGTCGCGTCAACATTATTTTTCGGAAAGAAAGTACTTAATGCGGAATTAAGAGCAGTTAATGCTCCTGATAATCCTCCTGTCCATCCTGATCCTGTTGGCACATTCGCATAAGGAATAACAGAAACGTCTACAGTAACATACCCTAAATTATTAGGATCTTCTCCATTAACTTGCGTAACACTACCAGAACTTTCTTCGGAATTAACTCCGATAATACTCATCCCTCCGTTTACAGCTAACGCTACTGGGGTAAGAGTGGAAAGAGTTAACGCGGATGAATTCCAAGATACTGTTGCAATTAACAAATAATTACTATTCGGAGTTGAGGCGAGCACAATTTGAGAAGTGCAAGCATTATCTAAATATAAATTATATAAGCCGGTGTCAACACTACTGTTGAACACCCAATTTGCTGGAGTTCCAATACGTATTCCATTAAGTAAAGCACCTTTAGATAATGGCCAAGTTAAATTAACGGTAGGAGTAGACTCCCCATTATTTGTTATTGCCAACCCAAGACCAGTGCCAACTGCGATCGGTTCAAAAAAACCACTTTCTAAAGAATGCCGTAACTCGAATTCTGCTTGCACTCCCGGGAAAATTGCATTGAATATAGCAGTAAAACCACCTCTGACCCCGGCACTCATTTGAGTTAATCCATCATACCACATTTTCTTAGCCATTATTCATACCTCGAACCGTCATCCACTGGTGTGACGTCTGCTATAAAAGCATCAGTAGCATCCTCTGCCCCAGCAAGGACTGAAGATACTGCTCTAATACCTTGTGAAGAGAATGATGCTATTGTTTGAATTCCTGTTTTAGTTTGGACACGGATTAATGCTTTTGTTAAAGCTTGTTGTACGTCTGAATTGCTAGTCATTTTATTCCTCATTAAACTTTAAATATATATACCCATTATTAGGCTATATATAAACTACAAATAGTTTAGAAAAAAGGATTAATTATTTATCCATTTCCAACTCCAGAACCACTACCAAAATCGTCGATAACAAGAACTTCGCCTGTTAATTCGATAGTATAACTATGTAAATGCCCAGGATAATGTTCGGCGGTGTGAGTTATACGGATAACTTCTGCTGCTTCGTGATTAGCTAAAGTATTTTCGAGAGTAACAAG